GCGCCTGTTGAATTTGAGTTTTTTTCTATATAACCGCCAGAAGAATCTTTTATATATGCTAAAGATGGTGCGGCTGTGCTTGTTGTTCCAAAAAGTACAGTGCCACTGCTGTCGATGCGCATACGTTCTGAATAACTTTCAGAGCCAACAGCACCTGTATGCGTATAAAACACTAATCCAGCACCAGCCGCACTTTGAATAGCACCACCACCAGCAGTTGCATTTTCTCTGCTTAACTGAATAGTTGCGTCATTCGGGCCTGACACTAGAAGGGCAGGTGCGTTTGCAGATGCGGCTGATGGCGCAGTTGAATTGCCCACCAGCACATTGCCACTAGAATCAACAGTAACATTATCTATGCCCTGCCCAGTAACTTTAGTAAGTGCCATGTTATGTTTCTCCTAGTAGCATGTGTGTCTTATGCGTAAGGGCTATCACCAAGCAAGTCTGCATCCCAAGCTGCCTTGAGTGCTGCAATGTCACTGGCACTATCAATAGCGGCAGCAGCAGGTGCATCACGAAGGGCATCCTTTGCAGTAGCAATAGCACTGGTATCCGAACCAGCTTCTAGTGCCTTCATCAGTTCCACGTCCTTTGCTTCAAGCAACGGCTTACGTGCTTCACGAATCTTGTCACGGAAGATTGCCCGTGCAGAATCCATGTCTTCACTAATCACGCTTCCATTGAGAGACCATGCACCACGAAAGTGACGGTCAGAAGGAACGGTAGCTGTGGAAGCATCAATCTGATTTCCGTCCTTATCTACGATGTATGTTGTTGCCATTAGGTTTCTCCTCTTAGGCTGCGATATCAGTGGCAGTTATGTCATCAGCTATCTTCCAAGCATTACGCCACTCTCTAGTGCTTGGTAGCTGTTCTTTACGGCAGATAACCATCTTGGGTTTGTTGCCTGTGTTCCATTCTTGCCAGACGTGTTGTGGGCAGTCCTTCATGATTAAGTATTCAATAGCTTGCTCTTCGGTTAGAGCGGGCATTGGCTCAGTCGTATGCAACAGGTAGCCGCGAGTATGCTTCTTGAAACCTTCTTCAACTTCATCTTTGGCTAGTTCGTGATACACCCACACTGGCGGTAGGATGCCGCCTTGTAAAGCGCAAGCCATCCAGTTAGGGTCAGGCACAAGTATCTTGGCGCACTCATCAATGCTGTCCTCATAGACCACACGGTAGTCAGACTGCACACCGTCTAGGTTTTCTTTAGCCCAGCACAGTCGGTCAAACAGGTGAGTGCCTTTGAAATCAGGTGTCTGCATTAGGCTAAGTCTCCGTTCACAGAAGAAGTTACAGTATCAAAGTCTTTAGCCGTGCCAGCACTGTCACATACACCTATTGCAACAGCAGTTGTAGTGTAATTACCTGCCTCTTTTAATAATAGAATTGCAGAGTTTGTAGAGCTTATACCGCCAGCCGCTTTACTAGCAGAGCCATAAAAAGCGTAGTTGGAGTTATTCATTGCGCTTGAAAGATTAACAGAATATTCACCTGTTGAACTGTCAGTAAGGCCACTTACATTCAGCGAATCCCTCGTGGCAATCGTTCCTGTCCCATTAAAATTAACCCAAGCCTTCGCACTACCGTTAACAACATAGTCCGTAGTCACCGAACCTGCGGTGCTGTGTTCTAGGGTATCTGCTATAATTGTACCAGCCATTATGGTTTCTCCGGAAAAACAACATCATCAAGCGATGTGTATGTGTTAGTAATGTCACGCAAGGCTTGGCGATAGGTTGTCATAGCGTCTGTCATAGTTTGGTCAGACAATGCTAAGTAGTCTGTGTCAGCAAGTAAGCGATTGCGTTCTCTGCGTAATTCATTTAATTTGTAAGCAACTAGTAACTCAGCTTCTTTTGTAGCGACTGCTGATGCGTCCCAAGACACTACGTTTCCGTCAGCGTCATATGCTACAGCATTATTACCATCGCCATTTATTGAGACTACGGATGAATACAAATTATAAATAGCTTCGTGCTTCATTGTGCAATCTCCACTACCGTAATACTACTGTGACGAGCCATATCGTCTGTAGCCCTGCGGTTTACAAATAGAGTTCCAGCATTAGTAGCGCATTGAACCTTATAGGTGGTTGCGCTTGTTGTGGCAGGGCTGTCCAAAAACTCGCAGTGGACGGTGTGGAAATTATCCGCTGTACCGTCATACACTGTCATAGAGCCAGAAAAAGTTTGCGTGTCATTATCGGGTTTTGCAATCCAAGTTGCCCCTCTTAGCAACCTAAGCTTCGCAACTGCTGATGACGTATTATTGCCAACGGCAGTACTCACCGTAACAAGAATTTTACTATTAGAAAATTTAGGAGTGATTGTCACAGACAACCCTGTAACGTCAGTGTAGCTACTAGAAGGTGAACTAAATCCGTCAGTCTTAGATGTGCTTACAACCTGAACTACATGACCCGGAATCTGCACACCGTTGCCGCTCGTCTTCTCGTTAATGGTATCAACTAGGATGGTACTCATGCTAGGTCTCCGTGAATTGTGAATACTGCTGGGTCTGGGTCAAATTGTGTCCACGTCCCAGAGTTATCATACTGGTAATTCAACACGAGGCTTCCTGTTGCAAGGTCAGATGTCTGAAACAAACTTGCTACACCGTTGCCCCCATAGGACAGCATAGATGGAGCATAATCCGCAGTAGAAAAAGATGAGACAAACGAACAAGCATAGTCACCAGCACCATTATCCACAATACCACTGGTATTTATGCTGTTGCGTAAGGAGGGAGTTGCCGCATTAGCATCTATGTTTGCCCAAGCCTTCGCCGCACTCTGATTAGTCAGCGTGACTGCACCGCCAGATGTGTTCTGGATTGTATCTGCTTTTAATGTACTCATAGTGTCACCAATGTTCCACCGCTATCTACGGTCAATGTTACACCAGATGCTATGGTAAGCGGTCCAGTTACGTTAGCATTCTCAGTTCCGACAATAGTAATGTCCGAACTCAACGTCTGTGCATTGATACGGAACATACCGTTATTCTTAAAGTTGCCTTTAAACTCATCAGGGGGAGTGATTGAACCTGCAGTGAGGTCAAGGAAGTTCACAAAGATGTTCGCAGTGCCGCTAGAGGGGGCAGCAGTGAAGGTCAGGGTAACACCGTCAGGCACAGTGTAGGCACTAGCCGCATCTTGGACAACGCCATCAACCGACACAATGATGCTTTGCTTCGTTGCAACTGTGCGGTTCAGGGTAAATGTGGTTGTTGAACCATCACCATTAAACTGTTGTACCGCTGGGGTAGAAAAGTATGAAGCGGCAGGTATGTTACCTTGATAGGCCATGCCCTACTCCTTATGTAATGTCAAGATGGCTAAGAACAACGTCAGCAGATGATGCTGTATCCGATGTGACCTTGATTGCGTCACCCGGTTCTAGCACAACCTTCTGGTCACCACCAACCACAATTAAAGAACCACCAACAGGCACTGGAGCATCTTTAACAAGGTACACACTGTCTACTGCTCCTGATGTACGACCTGAACCGTCAAGCTGTACATCTACAGTAATCTGTGATGTTACGATGTTAGCGACACTCAGACCAATGATGGTGGTTTCGGTGGAAGCACCACAAGTTAGAATAGTCGCTGGGGACGTTCCAACTGCTGTGTCTGTTTCTGATAGGAAAGCGTTTGCCATAGTAATCCCTCTTTGGATATATTATAAAGTATTTTTGTGTGATTGTCAACCCAGTGCGATAGCAAAAGCCAGAGCAGATGGGTCTGTTTCGACTACGGTGATGTTGGTTAGCTGCGAACCGTCGACAGCCGGAAGTTTTCCAGTGCCGTCGAGTTGCACAACATTGTTCGCGGAGGTTCCCACGTTTAGGGTAGCAGCCGTACCCAAACCAAGAGTGGTGCGTTGGGCAGCGGCGTCTGCATCGTCGAGCAGTGCCTTACCTGCAGCAGTGAGGTCGTAGGTTGCTGCCGTACCGACTCCCGTGAACTGAATACCCTTGTCAGCAGCAGACGTCAGTCCTGCAAGAGCCTGAAGTTCTGCATCCAGACGGGCATTGGCTACGGTTCCGGTAAGCTGAGAAGCATCGATGCTTTTGTTTGTTAGGGTGTCGGTGGTGTCCCGTCCGACGAGGGTTGTGGTTGCTGTCGGAAGAGTTACCGTACCCGTATTTGAAATCGTGCTGATTACCGGGGAGGTAAGGGTCTTGTTCGTCAAGGTTTGCGAACCCGTCAAGGTTGCAACGGTTGAGTCGATTGCAAACGTCACGGCATTACCGCTACCGGATGTATCAATACCCGTGCCGCCCGTAAAAGTCAAGGTCTCGCTATCGAGGTCGATGCTTAATGCACCGCCTGTGTCAGCTTGGAAGTCAAGGTCTTGTGCGGTAACCTGAGCGTCAACATACGTCTTAATGGCCTTTGCAGAGGCGAGGGTTGTGTCAGTAGCCGCAACAGATGTTAGGTCAGTGTCGAGGACGCCTGACTTGAGATTGTCTACCTCGATGTTTGAAAGGGTGTTGTTGTCAGCATCGATGGTTTTGTTCGTCAAGGTGTCGGTTGTGGCTCTGCCCACGAGAGTATCCGTGCTGGTTGGCAGAGTTAGCGTACCCGTGTTCGAAATGGTGGCGATGACAGGTGTTGTCAAGGTTTTGTTGGTCAGAGTTTGCGAACCTGTGAGGGTAGCGACAGTAGAGTCGATGGCAAAAGTAACAGCATTACCTGCACCAGCAGTATCAATGCCTGTGCCACCTGTAAACGTGAGAGTCTCGCTGTCAAGGTCAATATTAAGTGCGCCGCCCGTATCTGCTTGGAAGTCGAGGTCTTGTGCCGTGACTTGTGCATCGACATAGGCTTTGATGGACTGCTGGGTTGCAAGGGCTGTATCGCTGTCGGAAGATAGGGTATCTTCGTCGAGGATGTCCGTGACAGTGGTGGTTGGCATCGCAATGCTATCAACATACGCAACACCATCGATGTACAGGTCTTTGAACTCAAGACCGGATGCACCCAAGTCAACATCGTTGTCAGTTACGGGAACGACAGCCCCATCTTGTACTCGTAGCTGTTCTACGGAAGAACTTGAAACATCTACAAAGAAACCAACCCGATTGTTCGTGTCGTCAACAACAACCTTGTTTATCGGAGTTGTTATGCCGGGGTCACCAATCAGACCGATGACCGGACCTTCAGCAGCCGTGCCATCGTGCTTGTGACCTGTCGAGTTGTTGAAGGCGGCTAATAGCTGGTCGAACTCATCATTCGAATCCGATGCGTTGATAACGTCGCCGTCAGTATATGTAGATTGTCTGGTATAACCTGCCATTGGTTATCTCCTTCCTCCCGGAGTAAATTCTAGTTGGTAGCCTTTGATTGAGATGGGGGCTGCGCCTTGATTGTCGTCGAGACGAACCGCAACCGTAAATCCGCCCCCTTCGATGCTCTGTCTGACTAGCGGTGTCCCGCTCGAACCGTACACGGCTGTCCCGTATGTTGAGGTAGCGAATCCGTAGATAGCTACCGCTGCACCTGTTGTCAGTTCGTATTCGTTTGGCTGGGGAACATCCGACGAATTAAAGTCGTAGCGAATACGAAACTTTGAGTTAACCGTTCCTTCGTTATCGTAGTTCCAGATAATCCGTTGCATGAGCTTTCGGATACCTGCGTCGCCCATCGTAAAGTCAGGAGAACGATAAATAGCCTGAATGTTGGTTCCGTCGAAGTTATCCCCCGTTTCTTGCTTGTAGACGTAACCATCGTAACCACCGTGCAAGATTGTTTCAGTGCCGCTGATAAACCCAGACACGCAACACGCTGCCTTGATACCTTTCAGGTCAGCGTACTCCCAACCCATGCCACCTTCGACACCAGATTTGATGACACCGATGATACCCGGTGCGCCAGCCGTCGTTCCTGAGTCTTGGGGAAAGAACAGACGATATTGGCTTTTGTTGCGGATAACAACGGACGAGATGCGTTCCTTAGAGATGTTATCGAGGCGGGGCTGTACCTGCTTAGATATCGTTCCCAGTTCGATATCCCCAATCTTATCCGTACCTGCGATGGTTCGCAAACCGTCCGGAGCCAGATAGATAACGTCACCTGCTATCTCTTGAACGCTGAAGCCATCAACACATCCGATGTTTCGTGTGACAGGTTGCATCTGAAAGTCTGCAACCGACGAACCTGCAAGAAAGTAAATTTGGTCTTCGCAAAAGATGAAGAGACGGTCACGAAAGACCTTCAGTTTCTTAACGGGGCTTTCGACGCGAACCGACCCCGCCCCATTCGCCGTTGCAAAGTCCGTTTCATCAAACGGAGACGTAAACACCACTTCCTGTGGGTTCGTTGACATACCTGCAAAAAACACGTGACTTTTAAACACAGCCACGAACTGAGGGTCTGCAGGTGCGCCTGTAGCGTTAATATCTGTAACCGAACTGTTATCGTACACTGAAGCATTGTTGGCTCCATCACACCAGATAACTTTTTCAGTGTTGTTGAAATTAAAGTTTGCAAAGTCAAAACGTCCTGCGCTAGTTCGTCCGGTGTCTATGCTTGTCCAGCCGCTACCCGTACCTTTGTAAACCGCCGTACCCTTAGATGCAATCACTTGGTTTTGATAGACGTGAACCCCAAGAATAGTTCCGGATGTGCCACCAACTTGGTTCGTGTCGTACTTTTCGAACCCGTTGATACGCCTATACCCACCGTTTATGTCCGGCTCGAAGTTTTGCAACTGGAGAGCAGCACCGGGGGGGATAGAGAACGTGTCCTTGTCGAGGACCAGACCGCCGCCTAATCGAACAACTGCCGGGCTGATTAGCGATGTTTCTGGCATTAGACAGCCCTCATGTAGTCCTTACGGTTGATTAGTTCGACACGCATACGGCTCAAGCCCTCTATGTAGTCACGCAAGGCAAGCTGCGAGAACTGAACATCAGACCGAAGCATGTGGGCGTAATAACGTGCGCGATTGACAATGACGTCGTGAAACCGCTCCGGAATGACCGGAGTATCCGTAGCACCGGACATGTCGGTAGACGTCTGATAATAATAGTAGCGAACCGTGTAGGTGTCGTCAGGCACGGGGGACAGGCCAATCTTATTGTCAGGGGTTTCGTAGACAAAGTCGGGGGCAGCACGTGCGCTGGTGTTGGGGTTCGTGTCGATTTCGTTCTTTGCATCGAGGTATTCGTTGAAGGACAGGTAGCGAAGGGTTCTCTCTGCCTCTCCAGATTTTTGAACTGTAAAGCTATCAAAGTCAACGGTCTTGGCATCTGCTTCGCGAGAATATTCGGCAGTTCCGGCAACAGTGCTAAAGGACTGGCTAACAACCGTAAAAGGCCACTCGATTTCAGAGTTGATGATGTCTCTCTGGGCTTTGTTCACAAAGTCTTTGATAGAGGTTTGGATGCCACGAGTCGAACCGATGTTGACAATCTCAACCTCGTTGATTTCGCGAAGGACGTTGTTGCAGAGTTGGAGGTAGTTCATGGGTTACCTATTTGGGTCATAAAATTCTTCAGCACTTACAGTAACAGCCAAAGTATTTGATGTTCCTGCAGCAACAATTAGTTTGTCTCCTGCGTGAAGATACAAAGGTTTATCTACTGTAAAAACAGATTCGAAGGCTTTACCGTCGAGGGCATGATTATCTAAAAGAATATGTGTCGTTGTGTCATCTGCGTGATAAAACTTCAGGGTATAGTTTCGTGTGCTGCTATCGTTGTTGCTCACGAACAAATGCTCGACGTGAGATGAAAAATTTGCCGGAACCACATATATATCTGTATCGCTTGTGGTGGACAAAGCGACAGATTCCGTAAAAAACTTGCTGTTACCGACGATAGGCATCAGTCACGATTCTTTTTTAAAAGGTTACGATGCTTTGTCCACAACCAGTTGTCCACCGCTGCGAACAATATACTAATGCGTAACAAAATCATAGCGACGCGATATCTAATCTTTTTCTTCATCACACTTTCCTGTAAGATTTAGTCTTCTTGGCGATAGCTTTAGGCTGTTTTGCAACTTGCTTACCAGCCTTAGTAGCCTTGCGCTTCGCACGGGTAGTGGCTGCGTACTCCTTCGAACTGAGTGCCTTGATGGCTTTCTCCGGAAGGTAACGTTCTCCTGTAGCCTTCGAACCCTGTGTAGAGGGTTTTCCAGACTTTGTGCGCCACTTTTGTTTAGTCCACGATTTAAGGGACTTCTGACTTTTAGCCAATGCCACTGCCGTCTCCAGTAAGTCTCAACAGGGTTTCTAATTTTCCGTTGGCGTCTTCCCATTTTTCAAGTGCCGTATCCATTTCTTTGATAAGGTCGGGATGTTCGCCAACACCAATAGGGTTGTTAAGGTAGTTTTCAAGGACATGCTCTGCGTGTTTCTTCTGGGCTTTGTATTGGAACACAAGGGCGTCGATGGCAAGTTGCTTCATAAGTAACATCTCCGGTTAACCTTATTATACACCATTTTGCAACCTAACGCAAGCCTTTTAAGAAGTACACTGCTATTGCAATCGCCCCAAGACCTACAATTATGGCTGCTGCGATAACCGACACCTCGATAATCATCTGGCGTTTGGCTCGTGCCTTCTGTTCCTGTTCGCGGCGTTGCTTTCGTGCTTCTGCCTGAAATCGTTGCCAATCATTCCACAAGCCGGGACGACCTGTGTAAATCATGATTTGCTTGAGTTCGTCTTCCCGTTGTTTGATGGCTTCGAGAGCCATGAAGTTTTCAAGGTCCGAACCGGAAGCACTTCCCTTCGCCTTACCTTGTACTTTGCGTTCAATTTCTTCCTTTGCACCCACGAACTTGCCGATTGCACTTCCGGCTTTTGCGAGGTCCCCTGCATTTTGGACAGCAGACTTAATAACGCCAAACGCCGCATTTGCTGCTGCCAATTCTGCTAACATGTCAGTACACCTCTACAACGCCTTCTTTTATATACTTAGGTATGCAATATGCGGTAACACGGTCTCGTTCATCCACCCAATCACGATAGGTGTAGCTTCCATAACGTCTTGACAATTCAGCGGCATAGAAGTTGCAGTCCGTAATACTCCTGAAATACATGTCTCCACTAGCAAGGTAACGGCTTTCTCCAGTTCCGATGTAGACAAGAAGCAAGAAGACGTGGGCCATTCCATTATGACTTATAGCCCCCACCAGCTTTCTTGTAAGCAGATGCCAGCATCTGTGCCTTTCGTGCTGACCACTGTCCGGGTTTACCGCCCTTATCACCAGCCTTGATACGTTCGAACTGTTGCTTTCTCATTCCGGGCTTAGTGTAGTTGCCAGCTTCATTAACTCGACTTTTGCTTTTCGTTTCACCGCCCTTCGCATAGCCAGTCTTTCCAACCGACCCTCCTTGCGCTTTCTTTTCAACACCCGTGATTTTGCCAGCGTTCCTGCTTGCGTAGAAGACCTGTTCACCCTTCTTCCCCCCGTAAGTGCGTTGCATTGATTTCATAATGTCTTTGCCTTTTTTAGTTAGGGGCATCACGTACCTCGTGGGCTTGTATATTTTTTATTGGTGAGTTTATCAAAACTTTCTTTTGAAAGGGGGGCGTTGTACTCGTGATATTCGTGAGTATAACCGTCGGTTTCTTTTTCAACTGTTCTACCCCGAATAACTCCCTGACGAATTTTGGGAGGGGGAGTAGGTCGAGTGCTATAGTTTTGTCCTTGTTCTTTATTTTTTTCTGCGGAGGAATCTGCAGAACGAGGGACTTGATATCTTGTCATTTTAAAATTCTCCCTTTCTCATAGCTTCGGAAAGTTTGTGTGCGCGATTGCCAACCTGCCTAGCCCACAGCGAGTCGGTCATTTCAAAACTTGCAGACTCGAAGTTCGCGTCGTGGATTGCGTACCACATCTTTTTGAACTTACACAGGCGAGGGACACCCATGTTGAAGGCCATGTCAACAAGTATCATTTGGCGAACCGCATCGAGGTTATCAACACACGGGTGAACTGCGACCAGTTCCTTTTCGACAATTCGAATATCGTTCATAGCCATGTACCGTGCATCAGCTTCAGAGATACCCTTTTTGTATACCTCTTCCATGCCGGATATGCCCATGTATTCTAGCTCTTCTTTGGTAATACCCCGGTCACGAAGGTTACGACCGATGCCGATGGTGTCGATGCCGAGCGTATCTTGGTATACTTGGCAGACCATTCCTTCGTGTTCGATTACTTTATCAAGCAGGTGGCTTGTGTCGTATTTCATCTACTTCTTTCCTTCGTTGCTCATCCAAACGCCAAACGCACCTGTCATAGCTCCCATGACAACGGAGACAAACGCTGATTGTGGTGCTGTCGGGTCTTCCAAGCTCATAAACCACTCTGCACAACGCCAACTCATTAAGGTCATTATCAGCATCATAAATCGTGGAAGTATTTTCCATTCTAAGATTTGCTTCGAACTCACTTGGTCAGTCCTTTGACCTTTTCTACTGTTCTCAAGCCGCCAAGTCCTAACATTCCAAGAAGCACAGTCATTAGGCTATCCATGTCAAACACAGGCAACTCAGGTAGTTCCATACCTGCCATCCCTGCACCGAAAATGATGAACGGAGCTAGGATAAAATGCCATGCCATCGCAAAAGAAAGCACCCACCCAAGAAAGGGACGCCAACCCGCTACAAAAATAGACCGATGCTGGGCTTCGGCCTTGTTTATTTCGAGTTGCCCCATCGCTTGTTGCTGGGCATGTTTTTGAGACATCGTGGCTATTTCGTGAGCCAGCTTTGCCTTTTGGTCTTTGTCTTCAATGAACTGGTCAAGAAGATTTGTTACGGGACCGATAAGATTTGCTAACATTTCCATCTCTTTCTTGCTTGGCGAAGACGACTGTTTGGGTCTTTCGCTGCTTTCGGAAACTTCTTCATTTGTCCGGCAGACCGCGCACAGAAAGACTTGCGTCGCTTGGCGTCCTTGCTTCCGGCTTTTACCTTTCCGGTCACCGCTGTTTTGAGCTTCGAACCGGGATTCTTTTTTCTATATTCCTTGACGCCTTTTGCTGTCATACCCGCACCAGACTTGGTAGGGCGATAGTTCGCGCCTTTTCCTGTCGTGGTTCGTTTGATGGGGTTTTCTTTTTTGCGTGGCATAGGGTTTACCCCCGGCAAGGTTGATTGCTTATATCATATAAATTAAAAGTCGTCAAGGGGGAAAGTTACCCCTCCCCCTCAACTAAGATGTTTAGGCGAATGCCGCAGCAGTTTCACCTGCACCTAGCTCTGCCATAAGAGCAAACACGCGAACCTTGCCAGCAAAGTCAGCAGTGTCAACAGACAGGTCAATGGTGTCGGCTGCAGTATACAGCTTTGGAGTAGCACTCATTTCTACGCCATTGGCGGTGTTACCGTCGAGGTCAGAAACCCAGAGGTCAACGTCAGTGTCGCCCAGTTCAATGAGCGAAGTTGCGCCACCTGCAGTCAGGATTTCAACACCTGCCATAAGGACAAGAGTGTTAGCGTTCATTTCGATTGCCTGAACAATATCCGTACCAGCAACGAGGTTGGTGGTGGAAAAGTCCAGAACAACTTCAACGAGTTGAGGCTTGATACCGACAGGGACGCCAGCAGCAGCATTAGTTACAGTGTAAGTAGCCATTATCTAGTCTCCCTATTAGTCTAAGCTAACGACGCCACGAACGAGTGCTTCTGGGCGAAGGACCTTACGTCCAAACACATGAAGACCACGAACGATGTCGCTGAAGGTTTCAGTTGAGCGAACAACTTCTGTTTTCGCGATGTGCGAAGCAGTAGCTGTTGAGGACATGTGACCCGCAAGAATTGCGTTCTCAGTGCCGTCTGTTGCTAGACCAGAGATTGTTACTTGGTCAGTGCCGCCTGTAGAAACAAGGGCAGTTGACTTGTAACACTGGAAGCCAGCAATGTTGCCCAGCGATACAAGGCCGTTACGCAGAGGTGAAGTTGCGTCGCCAGTAACCTGTACTTCTGCGAACTTCGAACCTGCTGAGAACAGGTGCTTGTAGAAAGCTGGAGGAGCAACGAACCAACGGTTTTCTTCTGGAACTGACTGGTCGTCCAGAGCCTGTGCCATGATAAGCATGGTGTTGACTGCTGTGTCGCCGGGGCTGGTTGCACCGCCGATGTCCAGAGCTGTACCCAGTGTGCCGATGCCAGAAATCTGGTCAACAGAAGCACCTGATTCACCTGTCAGGCCAGCGTTGGTTGCCATTGCGTCTAGGACGTTAGCGTCGTACTTACGCTTCAGGGAGTATGCACCTGAAGAAGTCGCAAGAGCTTCGAAGTTAACGTGTGACTGACGCTCTTCAATGTCGTCAATCTTGAACGCAAAAGCGTTTGCTTGGTCAACAACCATTGTGATTTGGTCGTCGGCAAGGTCTTGTGGGTTAACCACTGAACCGCGAGAGTATGCGGATACTGTGATTGTTGGTTCTTTGATGATACGAACCGTGTCGCCAAAGTTCTCAATTTCGCCAGCGTAATCGGTATTGGTGATGTCTTCCGCAACCGAAGCGCGACGGAAGAATTTGAGAACCTTTTGACTGAAGATTTCCGGTGTAAAGTTACCGGAAGGCAGGTTGTTATAACCTGATGCGCTATCAAAAGCCATTGGATTATCCTTCCATTTTTGAGGTTAGGTTAGTTGTTGTAGTCGATTCGCCCTTCTGCCCTCGCAGAGTCCAGTTCGCTTTCTAGCTTTTCGAACTCGTGGGGTTTCATTTTGGCGATTTGTGAAGCCTTCCAAATACGCTTGTTCCCATCGTTTTCTGAGACAATATCTCTTGCTTTTGGGGCTGATACTGCAGATGCTGCATCAGGCGTACTGGATTTCTTCCGTTTTGTAGTAATTCCTGCATCTACTTTGTACAGATCAATTACTCGTGCAGCCCACTTAACATCCGTATTGTTTTTATTGATACCATCTGAGATGTTTGTTGGTTGTTCTTGGAGCCACATTAAGAACTTTTCATCCTTTCGCAAATCGTCGAAATCTGGATGTAGGTTCTTTAGTTCTCGATAAGCGGTTTGAACCTGAAGATTCTTTTCCTTTTCACGAAGTTGTTCAATCTCCTTTTGTAATTCTGTGGTTCTTTCACTGGCTTGCATTGCTGCAACAGTTTCTACAACCCCATATACATCCGGATATTGTTTTTTGAACTCTTCCAACTCTTCGGTAGTCTTAGGCAAACGAACGTTACTTTCCTGCAGTTTTTGTTTTGCTCGTTGCTCTAGTTCTGCCTCTTTTTGCTGAAATTCCTTTAGCTTATCATCATAGTGACGTTTTAGATCATCATACCGTTTTTTGTAATCGTGATCCGGAGAAGCCTCAGTTTTCGTTGTTGCAAAACTTTCGTTAGAGTCGTCTTCGTTGTTGGTTTCAACACCAGATGCTTCTACTTCATCTTGAGGGGTATCGTCATCGTCGTCTTCGTAGACGTCTTTTCGATAGTTGCCTTTGTAGAGATTGGCGTTGTTGATTGTTCCAAAGGAATCGTTAGGTTTGTTTCCGCGATGACCGCGAACTTTTTTTTGGGTTGCCATTTTATTTACCTCATCATGCGGGGCCACATGGCTGTGGGTAGCCGCTTCGGTTGTGTCGGGGCCGCTGGACGGGTAGCCGACGAATTCTTCTACTGGGCTTTTACGGAAATTCCGGTGCAGCCATCAGAGAATAATAATCATGTCCACCCATGCTTGAATGATACTGCATCAGGGGATTCTTTTCAAAATCTTGAGCAAGAGGAGCGGTGGGTGTTGTATAAAACATTACGTCTTCGGGTAAGATAGGATCGAATTCGTATTCAGGGCTGGTTAGAATTTCAGCAGCCGAAAATATCTTTGATACGGCTCCGGGAACTCGTCCTTCTACAATTTCTGTAAGACGATCTGAAAGGTTTGTGGGTTCAAGACCGTCGTACTGAAACATTCTGCTTCCGCTACCGCGAGAAGATCTTTGCTTCATGACAGCAGACAGGTCGTTGACGTTTTTAAAGTCGGGGCGATTAGTTGATGCTCGGTTTATTGCAGTTTGTCCAACAGCTACCATTGATTCTACGGGATCAGTGGCTGCAGTTGTTTCAACCAACGCAATAACAGCAAGACGTTCTTTGTCGGTTAAACTATCGATAAGCTGTTCGACAGAGGCTCTGTCTTTTTTGCTTTTTAAAAACTTGTTGAATTTCTTTTTGGTAGACTTAGGAAGGGGAATGTCTGATTCGTAGGGAATTTCTTCTCCCACATCACCTACCAAGTCTCCGTCTGCGTAGCCATTAATAAAGCCGCCTTGTGCTGCTTGCTGCTGACGCTCTCCAACTTCTCGTTTTCCACGATTATTGATTTTACGAAGACGATCAAGACCGATGATTTTCACAAGAGCAGGTGGTACAACGACTTCGCCTTTTGAAAGGGCGACATCCACATTCTCTTCATCTATTGTAGGATCTCCGCGACCAATGTCAAGTCCTTTTTCTCGTGCGGTAGCGTATGCCTTAAGAACCATGTTGCGAATGTCATCTGATCCAGCAAATTCTACGGCAGGAGCGTTAATAACAAATGAGCCTTCTTGGACTTGTCCGTTTTCAGTGTCGGCTACTGTTTGGGTAGGTGTAAACTGTTCGGGTGGACCATCGACAAATCCGGCTTGACCCGGATTAAGAGCTAGATCCCCATTTGCCATGCCAACAAGGCCTCCTCTGTTAAAACCAGAAGGATTTCCTGATGGGGATACGCCAGCGACACCTACACCGGATGAACTACCTGACGAGCTGCCGGACGAACTACTTGACGAACCCCCAGCTTCTCCCGGGTGAGAGCCTGTGCCAAAAGTTCCGCCTTGACTTCCAATCACACTTCCTGTGCCTCTTCCCGGTTCTGCATAAGCGTACGCCATAACATCTTCTACAGCCATCTGGGCTTCTTCAGACATCATTATGTTTTGCATAATGTTAGATTGTATTGGAGCGTTATATGGATTTTGTTGAAGGTACTGTAAAACTGCTTTTTTTACCGTATGGTACGGCATCTGTTGGCCTGTTACGGGATCAGTTAAATTTCCATATAGCTTTCCGTTAACAACAGCAACGTTCATGCCGTTTACAGAAACAACTCCGTTTTCTGTGTTGCTGATGTTAATTGAATTTGTTGTAGCTTGCTCTTGCTTGTTTTGCATAAACGAACCCATAGCCGACGCTACTACTCCAAGACCTCCCGCCCCCATCATACCCATAAAACCGGGGGGAGAATCACTTACAAGACCTGTGTTGGGATTTACAGAGGTAGCAAGACCTATTTGACCAGCAAGAAGATCCCCATACGTTGAAGGACTCATAATAGACGCATTTTCAATTGCCATCGATTCTGCTGTCTGGGCTGCTGTAGCAACATTGGCAGGACCAATATTAAGTCCTCCTTGAGTGCCGCCACTTATTGTCGTACCTGTTCCCGATTGAGTATCTCTGCCTCCGCCTCCTGAAGGTGTGGAAGGTGCAGAAGGAGAAGAAGCTGTTGGTGCGGCGGGGGGCATTGGAAAAGCCTGTTGAACAAACTGTGTTGGAGTAGGAGCAGAGGGAGCAACCATAGCTCCTGCCATTGCAGCAAACGGTGAAACCCTGTTAACGACGTACGGAGCCATATTGTACCCTACCGATCCGTACATCATGTTGTATAAATAACTACTCATCTGATTCCTTCATAGCCATCGCTGCGTTAAAGTCGTCTTTAAGACCCTTAAGTTTCTCCAGTGAAGTTATCTTCCCCTGCAACCGGAACACTTCCAGTTCCGATTGTGCCGCCACCAACCCCCGAAGCGTCATCTGGATTTGCTCCCGGAGGTACTCCTCCAGACTCTCCCATGCTTCCTTGTTCGTTACCAGAGGGCTGACCTTGCTGGCTTGCTTCCTGTTGAGCATTTGCTAATCCTTTCAACATCTCTGCAAAAATCTGGGCTTCGCTAACGTCGTTTACCAAACTGTCGGGATCGATATCCTGTGCAATTGCCAGTTCTCGCATCAAGTTCGGTATTTTAATGAACGGAGCTAACATAGGGTTGCTGACTGTTTGCAACAGGGTGGTAAGACGTTGGGTACGCACCTCTTTTTGCATAACGGCGGCAACACCGCGAGGTTTGATCTCCAAATCCCCCTCAATCTCAGGGGAGTCTTCGTTAAATTGCATGTTCCATTGAAATAGCGATTCACCAAGAGGCTTTAACAAATGATCGTCAATGTTCTTAATGACCGTTTTAAGAGACAGACTAGCCCCACCAAGAAGCATCGATAGCCCTGCAGCAGTACGTCCTGTACCTGTTACGCCTGTTTGACCGTGCATAATTGACGGCAGACCTGTTTCTTCGTCAGCTAGTTGGCGACTGATCTGATACATCTGGATGTTTTCACCAGCCGTGTTTGGAAACTTGAGACCGTTGATTGCTGTTCCGGTAACACCTGACTGACGTCTGAAAATCTTACCCGGAAAGATATCCATGTTTTGACCCGGCACAAGGCTGGCTTCATCAACATCAAACACAAGATTACCCGCAAGAGCGAGGTTATCGATAGCCATCCGAACGTGACCGTTCATAAGCATTTGGGCATCTTCCATGTTTTCGGCTACACCAACGCCCCAAATCTGGTACGGATTAATCTCGTAAGGAAAGATTTGATACGGAATACGGTACGGGGTAAATGGGTTAATCACGCACCGAAGAATCTCGTTGCCACACACCCACACGTTTACTTGAACCTGATCCAGTTCGTCGATGTTATCTCCAATATCCATTCCAACTTCTTGGGCAAACTTTGCGTCAAGAACCCCCCAATACTCAAGAACCTCAAAGCGGTTCTCTTGGTAGTAAGATTCAGTTTCGTCTTCACGGATAGTGTCTTCGTAGTATTTGTCTTCGTAGTTTGACCCTTTTGCAATAACGTTTTCAATTGCATCTTTGTAAAAATAAGGGTGGCTAAGAAGGTTACGAAGTTGTTGGCGATTCATGCGATGGCGTTGAATAACGTATTCGCAATCTTCCATCGATGTAGCGGATGGATCCGGATGAAAGTCCCAAACAGATACGTGTTCGATGCGAGGAACAATCTTTTCGTACGGCATATACTGCCGACCCATCTCTGTTTTTTCCCACTTGTGGATTCGCTTGTAGTAGTTGAACGGTCCTTTGATGATGCCAGATCCAAGCAAGGCGGATTCAAAGATAGCATTGCGAAGGACGTTAACTGCACTGGTATCAAGCAACTGGTCGTGAATTTGCTTTTCCATGTTTAGAGCAGCCTTTTGAGCCGGACTAATCTGAGGCTCACCCATAAGAGATGGACCTTCTGCAAGAGGCATACCATTGTATCGATTTTGCATACCCCCAAGAAAATCCAGCGGAGTTGCTTGAGTTGCTCCGGGCGGAAGATTTCTTCCATCCCCCGGAAATCCGTACATATCCGTCGGTTCTTGATTTACAATGTCATCAAGGGGTGTGCGAAGATGAGCAAACTCGGCTATTCCTTCCGGAACAGGGGTTGACTCCACAACAATGGGAAACTTTTTGTTTGAAAACAGAATGTCAACAATTTGCCCGTACGCAGCCAGCACTTTAGTTTTGGTAATTTTAATAAATACCTTTGACTTTTCAGATTCACGATATTGAGTCGTTGAATCGTAGATGCCGCGAAAGTTTTTGTACGCCTTCAACCAACGCTGCTCGTAAGCATAGCGTCCGTTTTCAGAGTCTTCGAACTTCTTTTTGATGTGTTCTGCCAGAGCTGGCATCGCTTCGCTGGGTTCGTAAACTACAACGGGCGTGTCATCTGCTGGTTCAAGGAAATTATCAGACATTGTAATCTTTCAAGAAAGTTAAGATCTAGTAGTCGCGTTCTTCAGCCATTTTCATGACGGATGGATCAACAGCCTTTTTGGTCATCTTTTTTGGCATGTCTTCCGTAAGAACAGCAGTCTTAGCACGAGTATCGAACTCAAGACCTTCACGGTACAATTTGCTTTCGCCCATGTTTGCATCAACGGATGTTTTGTCAGCGTTCATGATGTAAGCTGCACCATAATTATAGTTGTTCATTGGCATTGTTTTTTGCTCCCTTAGAATAGGTTGTTAGTTAAGACTAAATCCCCCGCCCATGCCTAACAATCCTTGCAACTGCTGTTGGATTGTTGCACCTTCGGGGTATTCTGGTTGTGGGCTTTCCATCAGTTCTTGCATTTGGCTGCCCACTTCACCAACTGCTCCTTCCATCATCTGAATATCACTAGGGGTAACTGGAAGCAAAGTTTCTCCTGCTCCTCGCAGTAGGGATTCTTCCATAGAAGCTCCTTCCAAACGTGCTGCCTGTGCTTCCATAACCCCACCAACGACCGGAACTTGTTTAAGAACAGTAGTACCCGCCGCAAGTATGCCAAGACCAAGTTTGGTTGGTTTACCCATCTGAACAAGTTCGTCAAACAGGGATGCGCCGCTTTCAACCTTGATATCTTTTTTAGCTGTTCGTCTTGCTTCGGTCCTTGCGGCTTGGACTGCTGCTTCTTGTTGTGCGCGAAAGATGTCAATTTCTGCTTGGACAGCAATGCCCTTTTTTACAACTTCAGGATCAATGTTAGCAAGTTGAGCGTACTTTTCAGCCTCTTCGACCGTACCTGCCGCCATAAGTTTTTTAAATTCTTGATCTCCTAGTGCAGCCCTTTGTTCTTCGGACATAGCACTATAGATGTTGAATCCTGCAAGTCCTGATCCGGCAAAACCTGTCGAACTAAACTGGGTAGGGTCCGAAAGAAGAAGAGGAATATCTTTTGTAGGGCGAGATCCTGCGTAGTTTGTCGCAAGAATGGATGTGTCTTTGTGGCCCATCGCACCTTGTACAATCTCAGCAGGAACGTTGAACTCGTCAAGAAGATACTTTGGTACGATAGAGCGAATAGCAGACTTTGTCGTAACAGGCTTTTGTGTGAGCGTTACAGACCCGTCCGGTCCAATTACTTTTACATCCGCTAAAGGAAGTACATCGCTGTATTGCTCAAGACTTGGAGAAATGTATTTGTTAAAAGCTGCGTCAAGTTCAGACTCCGTTACATTAAACACCATGTCTGTGGTTGACGTGTTGTAACTGTTGATGATTGCCCGTCCTTCGGGACTGTTGACAGAGAATGTTAATTCTGGACGAAACTTTTTATCTTTTGATCCCTTTGGAGGTTTCTTACCTTTAATTGTAACTTCTGTGTCGGTGATCTTGACTTCACTTTTTTTGAGGTTCACAAGTTGAGCAGGACGATTTGCTGTTGACTTGTGATACAGCATCAAGTCAGCAACGGGTTGACCAAACTCGTCAGCAATCTTGGGAAGATTGGTGTTGTAAATAGCGTCAAGGTCGGCTTTGGAAAGTAAACCTTGCATAGGACGTTCTTGAGCAAGACCAGTACGCTGTGTGCCGCCCAAACCAATCGACTTAGCCAGACCTTCACCCCCTGCAAGAAGAGGATAACGTAACTGTTCTAAGCCATCTTCAGCAGGTTCAAGAATTGTCCGAAGATTGTATTTTGTCATCACAGGATCAAGAGCTGCCTCAAGAGCCTGAAGGTTGCCAAAGCGATTTGACATGTCGGGGCTAAGTTCCCGATTAAACAATCCCAAGTTTGCTGTATCCTTGAGATCTGAAAGGGGCATGTTTATATCCAAGCCCATATTCTTAAACCCAGAGCGAAGTGCTTTGATACGTTTACGTGCGCTATCTGTTGGGTTGCCATACGTTAGAGCGTACGAAATCGCCTCTTCTACGGTAAGAGTACCCGCCTGTGCTTTTTTACCAAATTCTATTGCATCGATAGCCATCAGTAACCAAATACTTCATCTTGAACTTGGTGAACGTGATTCTTAATTGCACCAAGTTGTTTGTGGATGGATGCGTACCCGCTGGTACGTGTCATTAGCATGTAGCGAAGTGCGTCGTATGCGTGATCTTCTGACTTTGTATCAACGTCTTCGCTGTTGCTTTTAGATAACGGAATACCTGCCATTTGTTTGATAACGTTTTGGCAGTTTGAAAAAATACGTAGGCGAGGTTCGTTTGTGTACGGATCGTTTGCAAGGCGACGGTGTATTTCCATCTTACCTTGTAGCCTGTTACGGTCGGAGGGTGTCCAACGAACACCTGCTCTCATCATTGTTTCGGCAATTGACGGACCAAACCCCGTTTTGTTCCAACACGACGAGTCAAGCACGGTGTAATGGGGTTGAGGGTCAAGTTGCTCTACTTCCATTATTTTATCAGCAAGTTCTTCTGCTGTCAAGTGCTTTACATAAAGTTCTCGATACACCCAAATATTGTTGTCCCAATCAATAGCACCCCATAGCACACACGAAGGACTCGCGTATCCGTAGTCGGCTGCACGAATGCGGGGCCAATTGGTCGGAAGATCGAAAGGTTCAACAACGTGTCTACTCCGTGAAAATTCGGGAAAGGCTGCTCCCTCTGCCACATCCCAATCCCCTTCGAGAAGCCGCTTTCGTTCGACTTCTGGGAGCGACCTCAACATGGCCTCGTATTGACCGTCTGCCATGAGGAAGGGGTTGTCGGTTAACCGTGCCGGAACAAACTTGCGAAAGAACAACGGCTCACCTGCTTTTTCGTGACCGTGGGGCCACACAAAGGGTTTTCCGGTATCAATGTCGAACGCAACGTAGCGTTTGTTTGGCTCAATACCGTCGATGTAGGTTTTCTTTACCCACCACCCTCCGACACCGCCGGGGTTGGCTGTGCAACGCATGTACAAGTGCTGTTGCAACTCCGGATCTGTCGAACGAAGACGAGAACGGAGATAATCCCACACGTACGGCGTTGGATATTGGGTTATTTCGTCGATACCAATCCAGTTAAAGGCTTGACCCTGAAAACGGGTAACATCCTTGTCTTTATCAAGGTAGGTAAACCAAATTGTTGCGCCCGACGGAAAAACCCACGTAGATTTTGATTCACGAAACTTTGCACCGGGAAAGGCTTTGGGGTATAACTGACGAGATTTGTCAATTAGTTCGGTAAGCTCATCCAAAGTACGCCTAAGAAGAAGCCCACGATGATTGGGATTGTGACAATAACGTAGGGGATCAGCAAGTAAAGCAAATGATTTACCACCCCCTGCGGCTCCTCCGTATAAAACGTCTCGTTCGTTTGCACTAAGGAAGTCTTCTTGGGGACCGGGGTTGGGTTGAAATACAATTTCGCTTTCACCAACAAGTTCGCTAACTGCTGGCGGTAATAAATCGAGGTCAGACTGTTCCAACACCCGTGAACCAGTACCGTTAATAGCTTTTTCAACTTTACTTGCAGTCTGTTCAAGTTTTCTTGCATAGCGACGCTTATCCTCTGCTGCTTTGGTGGTCTTTTCGGCTCGTTTCTTTGCAGCACGGACTCTTTTTTGAGTTTCACGCCTTGCTCGCTCCGCACGAGATATGTTGTACGAGGCTTTGGGGGCGTTGGGGTCTTTTTTTGGTCTACCGCGACGCTTTGGCTGGGTATCGTCACCCATCAATAATTACTCCGCTGTCAGTGTCGTCACTATCTTTGGGTGGTAACAGGACAACACCGTGTACTGCTTGGACGTTGTGGTTGATTGTTTCTTGCTTTGCAAGTCCAACCCTGTTTAAAAGCGATTCTGCGGCTCTGAAGCGCAGTTCGTCTCCTCTTTCGGGTAGAGGGTTATCAATTGTGTTAACAAGGCGTGTAGCGGCTCTGAGGGCGTTTGTAGCAAGAAGGGATTTTGTTCGTTCGACGATCTCTTCGGCAAGGGTGTTCTTTAACCAACCGATTGATCCTCGTGAATATCCGGCGTCGAGAGCAGCAGCAGTCACATTCCCCCCGTTTTCAAACAACAGGGAAAGGAATTGTTGCTGTTGGTCTGTCAATTCCCGTTCTTTTTTTTGTTGGGGTAGCAGATTCATTGGTTATATCGAGGGTTGTTGCTCACATCTGTACCGAACAACTGTCCATCCCGGAGTGTCTATCGGTATGTCGTGGGCAAGTTGCGTTACACGGGCCTCGCACAGTTCCATTGTTGGGTACAGATTGATTGGATCTGTCGCAACAAGGCACGTGTCGGGGTTGATAAGTGAGCAAACAAGTATAAAAACCTTGTACAAAGGGGGTTTGCTCCGTTAAAGTAGGGGAATGTTGCACATGTTTAGCCAGTCACAACGCCTTTTTTAAGTTTATCGAGGGTATGATCGTGGTTGTGTGCTAACAAAAATGCAACGTTCACTTGTTATTGTATGTTTTTGAACGGGTTGTGTCAAGGGGTTAATTTAAAAAAGGTAAAATCGGGAAAAAAAATAAAATTTGGCTACCCTGTTTCTTACTTTTTTTGTTGACAACAGCGAATTTGACCAGTACAATAGAGCATACCCTGCCGGGAATACACCCTATACCACCCCCCTTGCCTACATAACCTGTTGCAAACAGGGATACCCCTCGATACCCGTCGGGGGGTTTTTTGTGTTCTATGCCCGGCTACATAACCTGTTGCAAACATAGTCATACAATTAACCCAAAATACCCAAATTGATGGCGAGATTGCATACAAGTACCCAGTACCCCGGGGTGGCCCTTGCGTCCCCCATAGGGGAAATCTTTTCGGTGATCCCAAGGATGCCACCACACCACACACTGCCGCATCAAAACCCCTTCAGTTTCCCACAATGTCGCCCCGTCGGTTGCATCTATAGAATCCTGCCGGACAAATTCCCCCCAGTGATACCCGTGCAAGTTTCCCCCCGTGATGTGTTGTCGGTGTGTATAATGTTAGCAATACCCGAACACCTGCCCTGCCGGATTATCCCGTGATATCAACCCACAAGGTATTATTGCCCGTTGCAAACAAAAAAACCCCCCAGAGTCTAAACAATGGGGGGCAAGTTGGGAGGAATGGTAAAGACCAGATTATTTCACTTTGATAATCTCATCGGCAAGAGTCGTCACCTTGTTCGTATCAACCCAAGTATCAATACCGGATTGCCTCGCAATCTGCTCAAGGGTTTCAATCTGCAAGCGCAACCCATAGATCAACCGCCCGATTGCCTCAATCTCACTCTTGGGGATTGCAACAATGTTACGGGCATCATCCATATCAGTAGCTGTAACTTTACGATTAATCATCTTTCATTACCTTTCGTTAGATTGTGGGAGCGACACCGCGCCGCCCCCGTTCGATAATTAATAGCGGATTATGCCGCCTCAATCAAGCGATATTTTGCCTTGCGTGAACGGGCATAACTGGTCTGGATATCATAACCATATGAACGCAACCGCCATATCGTCTGATAAACACTTTTTGGCTTCAATCCGGTTTCCCGTACAATCGTGTTGATTGATACAGGATAAGCCCTCGACGCCAAGACGCGAACAACGGCATTGTCACCCCGTGACACTTTGATATCGGATTCACGGTTGACGGTTGGTTTGGCTGGCTTAACTGGCTTGCCCAGTTCCTGCCATGCCATATTAACAAGCCGCCCGTTAGCTTCCGAATTCTCACGGATAGCCATAAGGATTAACTTTAGTTTTTCATGGTTACGGTAATTCATAGCGTTTTTCCTTTCATCAGTTGCTATAAAATTGCTGATACTATGGCAATCAATAAGATTATCCATGCGATCTTAAAAGCGGAATTGATTATCTCGTGCATCACGCCGCCATCACTTCCTGCCAAACTGGCGACTCGATAACCTGCCGGACAGCCTCGCCGCGAACACGCCGGACGTTGGCATGATTAGCCTTGTCGTTACCTGCCCGAATCGTTTTGCCTTCATCGGTGGTTATCTGGTGGTTAGTATGGGTTGACCAATGCGTTAAGGCATTATACGCCGTCCATGCTGTATTCCCCAGTTCCGCCACATCGTCCTGATAAAGACCAAGCAAGTAATTCAACTTGGTTTCATTCACCGGATTAACTAGCCCGGCATCGGTCGCGTGGTTTTCTTTCCGGCACAAAGTCACGGACAGGATATCCGCGAATTGCTGACGGGTCATCTCGGTATTTTGCCAGACGCGCATCTGGTCAACCTGCCCAGACCATCCGGCAAGCCCCAGAGCCGCCTTTGTCATCATGCCATCAACCGATAGATTAGCCGTGTGTTTTGCCTTCTGTTGATACGCCTTAGATCCACCAAAGACTAGAGTATTGCGGCACAAGTCACGGTATGCACCGCTGAACACTTGGAAAGCCCAAGACATATCCACCGAATTAAAGACATCAATACGACACCGGACAACATCCCTGCCGTCACTTATCCCTGCCGCAAGGTCGTGGAAATAGATAGTCCGGTGGGCGCGAGTTCCGGCATCATATAGCCTATCCACAACTTCAACATTGCCGTCGGTCGGTAGGTCGGAATCAAAAAGAACCTGCGCCTGCTGTTCGAAAAGTTTATCATGGCTGACCAGATTATAGCCTTCGGTTACAGGTCGAACGGGCATCACTTCATTAATAGCGGAATTAAACAGGGCATAATATCCGCCAACTGGTCGTGGCTCAGTCACGATTAAGGATTCAGAAGTCTTAACCGGAACAATTGCATCAATAGGCAATTTCCGAATCTTGGTAAATTTACTGTAAAGACTAAAATCCCCTATATCATGATGCGTTGACCAAATATTAGCACCCTTAGCCATAGCCTTAGACGCCGCATTATCACTTGTAGTAATATCTAACATTTTATAATAGCCTTTCGTAAGCTGTTAAACGGTCGCATTATCACGCCGCCTTCATTCTATAACACAAAAAAACACCTAATAAAACAAGAAAATTCACCTAGCACCTACCGCAAAAAATCACCCTATCTGTGACGCCGCCCTATCAGGATATAAAAAAAGCAATCCCCGCAACATTAAAAGTGCGGGGATAACAAGCAATGGCTGACATTATTTTAAGCAATGGCTGACATTATTTTACCGCCTCAACTATCGTATCGACGCCGCTATCAATCCGATAGCATATCAAGCAATCTTTACATTTTTGCCCCGTGCAATTCTGGGTAATATTGCTATCTGGGGAAACATTGTTAAAAGTCCGGTCGAAAAACTCCGGCGGGGTATACATCACCGCATCAATGCGCGGATTGCTGTAAATCAGGATAAGATTAGATGGTTTTTTATTGTGGCTATAAAACTTGCGGATAAAGTCTTTACGCTTAGTCCACAATGCAAAAGAGCAATGCGGATTGTGCAAGGTTATATTGTGCAGGTTTTCAAGGTGGGTCATGTTGATAAGTTCGCCGTGTGATGAAAACCGGAAAAACGCCTGTAATATCGTCGGCAACATATGCGACGGAATAACACCGCCGGATAATATCTCGCTGTTCATCTCCCAAGCGGGGATACAGTTTTTACGCATGCCGCGCAACATTGTATCACTATAACACTTGGTGCAGATAATCTTATCGTTTTTGCTGTTAACCATTTTTTGGCAAAACGGATTAGATAGCGTGTTTGTGTTTAAAGACTGGATATCAAGTAACTTGCCTGAGCCTTTGCTGATTTTTAGATTCATAACGTTGCCTTTCGTTGGTTGCGTTAACCGATGGATAGCCGATATGATATCCGGCGTCAAGTTCTTTTATTCCCTGTCCTATCTTAGATAAATAACACGCCGCGCAAAACATAGACCAGTCGTCGGGCTTGATATCGGCAGGTGCGCCGCAATCATCACAGGGTGGGCGTTCGGTGTGTTTGGTATGGGCTGACATTATTTTGATCCCTTTGCTGACAATATTTTGGCTGACATTATTTCTCTGACAAAACGATTGACAAATTCTTGATACCTTTCATGCCCTTTGCCGCCGCCTTCATGTTGGCTAACTCTTCGGGTGTCTTGCATACCATTGACATTTTCATCGTTCCCTTTGTCATGGTTCGTGCTTCTTCTAAGCGGCGGCGACATTCCTTCACTGTCGGTGCATTTGCCATCAGTCCGATTCAACTCCGATAAAATCCACATTATCTATGTCATAGATGTTGTCTATCAGTTCTTTGCTTGTCATCTCGTCGACAATGTGACTGGCTTGTGACTCGACAGATTCAGGGCTTGTCCCACTAGGTACGGAAAAGCCGACGGATACTTTGGCGACAATTTCCATTTCGACAATGTAGTGGTCATCATAAGGGTTCATTGCGTTTTCCTCTCAGGGTTGAAGAATTCTTGAAACTCCATGCGTGGCATCTCTGCCTTGCCGTACGGGTTGCCGAACAAGGTTTCGTATTCTTCTTCTAGTCTGCCGTCAGTCACTCTATAAATGTGACCATTATCAGAGTCCCTTTGCTTACGATATAAGTCTGCCTTTGTCCACCAAGTTTTGAACCCAACATTATTGCCGTTCCAATCGTGTTCGGCGGCAATGCGTTCGCACATTTCAACACACTGTTCGTATGACCTAGAGTTCTTTTCACTGGGTCTCATCACGCAATCTCCACTTCTGAATTTGTTTCTATCCACACTTTAGCACCACAAGACAGGGGTTTGTCTGGGCTGTACACAACAGTGCTTTCCCCAAGTATTCGAACGCTACTACCATAGGTGTTCGAATTGCTTGTCTTGACAGTGATACAAGGTTTGCTCTCACCAGTCTTGGCGTTCGAACGGATGATATGTTGGTTTATGTGTATTCGTTTAAGCATCCTTACTCTCCTTCAAAAACCATCTTTTGCTAGTGTCGGTTGACCATTCGCCGTTGTCGTTGAGGAAACACTCATAGACAACACAAACTTCGGATTGCGTATCTTCGTCTTTCCAGATGCACAAGTCAAACACTCTTTCACCAACGTGGACACCGTACCAGTCGTTGTCCTCATTACGATTAAGACAATCCTTTTGAATAGCAGGGTCAGTGAAATAGAACCCCGTCAGGAAACCTTTCTCGTATTTAGACAGCACCAGTTCGTCATCGTTCTCATCTGGGTCTACACTGAAACAGATTTTGACAATGCCCTCATCTTCATCAGCGACAAACCAATCCTCACGACTAGGGTAAAGCCATTCGAGGTGTTGCAACAGTTCGTATTTAGTCATCGTCACTCTCCTCTTCATCCAATCTGTCGGCAATAATCTCGCCGTTTTCCATTTCCAAGTTTGCAATCTCAACAGCCTCATCTTGACTATTTGCCTCAACATAATCTTGGACAATCAGAACAACTCTATACTTTGCCATTTTACTTCCCCATCACATAATCAGAATAGTATTTAGTATTCCCCTCATCATCCCTTTGAGGTTCAAAATGAAACTCAGAGGAAAGCATGAAGATAATGTTCTCCACGTCATCCAAGTGCCGCATCTCAAGGGTACGGCAATCATCGGCATATTGAAGCATATTTCTTAGCTTGTTGTGTGCGTCGAGTAGCTTCTTTCGTTTATCTGCATTGAATACCATCGCTTTAATCCTTTCATATCTGGTTGCGATACATTACCCATACAACAAACTAAAAGGGGGTGTCAACACAAAAAAACAAAGGACGGTAACATTTCTGCTACCGCCCCTTGCCAACGCTACGAAAGGAACATTCCAAATTCAGTGTGATACCTCGTATGGAATACCCATTCTTACCAGACTATCCCACCTTCTGTCAACCCAATCTTTGCACATTTTTTCACTTTTTCCGACAAATATGACAATCCAACGCATATAGTCTGTGCTGACATTATCTTTGACATTTTCACGAGATGTTTCACCTAAACGAACAGATGACAGTTTTGCAACAACTTGCCACGCCCCATCACAATCTCGCTGACAAATATCGTATTCAAACTCAGACCGTGACATTTCTTTCCTCCTCTTCCTGTCGCAAATCTTCAAGATACAAAGTTACTGCTGAACGAATCAGGTCAGCAACACTGACTTGTGTGTTGTATCGGTTTGTGTGTAATTCTGAATAGGCTGACAATTTATCAAAGTCCTCAATCGGAATGGTCAGATTGTATGACTTTGTTTCCTTGTTGATCTTCATTGGTCTTACCATCGTAGTCCTCTTCTGTTTCATTGACATCATAATAGGATTCAAGTAGGGTTCTTTTCTTATTAGGAATAACCCTTTTGTGATACTTGTTAGTATGTAGGTCTTTTATAATGGGATTCTTTTTCATAATAGGTTACCCCAATGGGATTGTCTTTTAATGTTATAGGCGATGTGTCAAGTGGCTGTCAACAACTTTTTTTTAGGTTGACGGACATTTTGTTTTGCTGTATTGGTAACAGCATGACTACACCAAACTGGTTAAAATCTTATGTTGAATCGCTGACAATTCCTGTCGGTGGTCGTATGCGATCAGACTGCCCCGTCTGCGGTAAGTCGAATACCTTTAGTGTATCCGACACAGGACTGCAACGGCTTTGGTTTTGTTTCCACGCAGATTGCCACACAAAGGGTTGCACAGATTTGACACTGACAAAAGAGAAAGCCAAGACTGCTTTCGCCAAAAGAGTGGCTGACAAAATTGTTACTGACAAAACATCCTTTCAAATACCGGATACCTTTGTCAGTCTGTCACGCAACCTCGATGCCGAATCCTATGTCAAACGAGTTGGTGCGTACGATGCGTATCTTGCAGGTCGTGTTGACATTCGCTACGACTTTCGACAGCACCGTGTCGCGTACATGATCAAACAGAATGGATCAGTCATCGATGCGGCAGGACGAGCATTACGAAACATCAAACCGAAGTGGTATCGCTACAATGATCGAAAATACCCATTTATTTGTGGAAGCAGCCCTGTGGGAATTGTTGTCGAAGATGCTGCTTCTGCTTGTGCCGTTAGCAACATAGCCACAGGCATAGCCCTGCTTGGTACAAACTTACCGCCAGAGTACATAGATGTCTTGACAAAATTTGAAAAGATCTATGTCGCACTTGACAAGGATGCAACAAGTCTGGCATTAACAATGGTTCGACAGTTGGCGACAAGTGTCCCAACCAAGATGATTATTTTGAAACGTGACCTTAAGGATATGACAAAGGACGAAAGGGATGACTTCATCACAAGCAAACTCAATTGACAAACAGATACTTGGGTTCTGTTTGAACGCCGACTTCTTTGGTCGGGTTAAAAACATTCTTGACAGATCAATGTTTGAGCGAGAGTTGCGTGACATATTTGACACGCTGACGTTTGCTCACACAAACTACGGCAACGATGTAACAGTCCAAGAACTTGTTGCCCTATTTAATGACCGTAATCCTGCTATGCCTGACGCATCACGTCGCAATGTTGTTGAGACAATCGTCCAGTTGGAGATTGGCAACCCCGACAATACGGACTTGCATTTAGATATTGTCAACAACTTTTGGTTACGCGACAGGGCAAGGCAGGTTGGAGAGAAAGCCATCGAGATCTTTACAGGTGAGAGTGAAGACTTTGGTGAGTTACGCCGCTTAATTGATGTTATTGAAGACGGGCGGATATCTGACAAAACAACCTATTCCAAGATTGATTCTGATCTGGGAGAGTTGCTTGACGACGAGACAGGAGATCCGGATTTCCCTTTTGAATTCAACCTGATCAGCGAAAATGTTTCGGGACTTGATCGAGGTAATCTGGGTATTTTGTTTGCTCGTCCCGAAGTAGGTAAGACAACCTTCTGTTGTTTTCTTGCCGCAAGTTATGTTAGACAAAAGTTCAAGGTAACCTACTGGGCAAACGAAGAACCTGCCAAGCGCATCAAGTTGCGTATCATCCAATCTTTCTTTGGCGTAACCAACGAGGAGATGAGACGAGACAGGACAGAATTAGCAGAGCGTTATCAAAACGAGATTGCACCGTATTTAACAATATTTGATTCGGTTGGCACAAGCGTTGAAGAGATGGATCAGTACGCCAAACTAAACAGTCCCGACATCATGTTCTGTGACCAGTTAGATAAGTTTCGTATATCTGGCGAATACAATCGCGGTGACGAACGCCTCAAAGAAACGTACGTTGTTGCTCGTGAGATTGCAAAGCGAAACAACCTTTTGCTTTGGGCTGTCAGTCAGGCAAGTTTTGACGCTCACGACAGACAGTGGATTGATTACTCAATGCTTGACAACTCACGGACAGGCAAGGCAGGTGAAGCCGACATTATCATTGGCATTGGTAAAACCGGATCAAGTGACATTGAGAACGTCGTTAGACACATCTGTGTAAGCAAGAACAAACTCAACGGGTGGCACGGTATGATCAATGCACAGATTGACATCGGTCGGGGAGTATACTATTGAGGAGACATACCCGATACGTTAGAGATAGGCGTTTAAGAAGACGGCGTTGGCTTGATATCTACAAACTACACAGGGGATGCGATATCTGCGGCTACAAAGAGCATCCAGTTGCGCTACACTTTGATCACCTCGACAGGTCGCAGAAGCGTTACGCAATCGGTATCATGATAACCCACAATCTCAAACGCTTGTTTGAAGAAATACGGAAGTGCAGAGTGCTTTGTGCAAACTGCCACTTCATTGAAACACACAAGGAACGAACCAATGAAAATACTGACATTTGACGTCGAAACAACCCACATCGAATTACCATCGGGTGGCACAACCCCCCTACCTTATTTTAACAACAGACTTGTGTCGGTCGGTTACAAGTGGCTTGATAGCCCCGAAGTGACGTACGACTGCTACTACCACTCAACCGAACCGCCCACCCAACAGGCGGCTGTATCCTTTCAGTCTTGCCTCGACAGGGCGGATGTGGTCGTTGGACAAAACATCAAGTTTGACCTGTCATGGATACGAGCGTGTGGCTTTGTGTACGATAAACAGGTGTACGACACGATGGTTGCGGAGTACATTCTTTCAAAAGCCCGACGGTGGCCTCTTGGGTTGGACGCACTGGCAAAGAAGTACGGCGGAACCCAAAAGGAAAAGGACTTGATCACACCGTACTTTGAGGACGGTAAAACATTCTATGATATCCCGTGGGACATCATTGTGGAATACGGAACGGCTGACGTTCTTGCTACTGAGCATGTTGCTCTCAAACAACTTGAAGCCTTTGGCACTACATTCGAGGAATTATTCAATGGAACAGAAACTAATACCGACGCTGAAATTGTCGCTTGACATGACTGCCGTGCTTGCACAAATCGAATACAACGGTATCAAGATCAATCAAGATACCCTAGCAACCATTCGCACTCAATACGAAACCGAGATGAACCACCTTGAGTTACGTCTTACGAAACTTGCCCAAGAGGCGATGGGTGATACACCAATCAATCTGTCTAGCCCAGATGATCGTAGTATGTTGCTTTACTCACGCAGGGTTCGTGACAAGGGGCTTTGGTCAACAGTATTTAATCTGGGTCACGAGGTGCGTGGCTCAACTCGCAAACCAAAACGTCGCACCCGTATGTCCAACAAGGATTTTACTGCCAACGTGAGAGGATTAACTGATGTCGTTTATAAGACAATTGGTAAGCATTGCCACGATTGCGGTGGTAAAGGACGTTATTCACCGCTCAAGAAAGACGGGACACTTGGCAAGGCTATTCGCATCTGTCGCCCTTGTAGTGGCAAGGGAGTGATATATGAATCAACAGGACAGGTTGCCGGATTCAAACTTGTACCCCGCAACGTTGTTGATGTAGCATCAGCCGGATTCAAGACAGACAAAGAGACCTTGAATGAACGGGCTATGGATATGCAGGGAAGCGCACGAGAGTTCGCTGAATCCTATGTTCGCTATAATGCCCTTCGCACGTATCTCAGCACCTTTGTTGATGGGATGGAAAATAACGTTGACAGTGAGGGTTTCATCCACCCTGAATTCATGCAGTGTGTTACTGCAACAGGTCGCCTATCCAGTCGCAAACCTAACTTCCAGAACATGCCGCGAGGATCAACCTTTGAGATTCGTAAGGTGATTGAAAGTCGGTTTGAAGACGGGTGGATAATCGAAGGGGATTACAGCCAATTGGAATTCAGAGTGGCAGGGTTTCTTGCAAAGGATGACCAAGCCTACGAAGATGTTGGCATGAAGGTTGACGTTCACAGTTACACGGCGAACATCATTGGTTGCACACGCCAAGAAGCCAAAGCCCACACCTTCAAACCCTTGTATGGTGGCGTAACTGGTACTGATGATCAGCAACGATACTACCGCGCCTTCAAGCAGAAGTATGCAGGGGTCACACAGTGGCACGACAGTTTGCAACGGGAAGCGGTATCTAAACGACAAATAACTTTGCCATCCGGACGCCAGTACGCTTTTCCTGATGCTCGTTGGACGGAGTGGGGTACTGCGACAAACCGCACTGCCATCTGTAACTACCCTGTTCAGGGGTTTGCTACGGCTGACCTGTTACCCTCTGCATTGGTGCGGCTAGATTACGAGATGAGAAAACATAACCTTAAGTCATTGATTTGTAACACTGTTCACGACTCAATTGTGATTGATGCTCATCCGGATGAAAAAGATATTTGTATCGAACTGATGAAAATTTCTATGCTTTCAATTCCGGAAGAGGTTTCAAAGCGTTACAGAATTAATTACGACATGCCAGTTGACATCGAGATAAAAATCGGTAAAAACTGGCTTGACACAACCGAAGTACCCTTGTAGTATGGTACTACAACTTAACCCCTCTATGAATGGAGATTTGGAAAATGGACGGGACAGAACTTGTAAATATCGATTCAGACATGGATCAACTCGTAGCGGCTTTTGATAGTGACAACACAGAAGCCCTTATGAAATTCACGGGACAGGCAGAGCAAAAGAAGACTGGTTTGCCTCGTCTCAATATCAACTACAACGAAGAAACCGACGACGGTATTTCTCTGAAGCGTGGCACGTGGAAGATTTATGTTGACGGTGAATTCTTGTACGCCCCAGAGGTGTACATTCGCCCAATCCTTCGTACCTTTGAATGGAGTGCGTGGGATCAAGAAGAGCAGACTTTTTCTTCTAAGTCTGTCCAGAAGCCTACACTCTCTGGTAGTTTCCCTGACACGACAGGTACTGATCGTTGTGGTCGTCTCTCTCGTGACGAGGAAGAAAGTCTGGGTAAGGATGATCCTGCTCTGATTCGCTCACGGATGGCGGTTTGCAACCAAATCATCTACGGCTTGATCAGCGGTAAGTTCACCAAAGCTGACGGCACTGAAGTCGAATTGGATAATTCCCCATTCGTAAGTTACTTCAAGAAGTCAGGCTTCATGCCAATCCGCAACTTCATTGAAAGTCTCACAAAGCAGAACAAGGTGATGCAACGTTGCAACATCCTTCTTCGTACTGCAAAGAAGACGATGGGAGCAACAAGTTATTTTGTTCCTGTTCCGACACTTGCAGGTGAGATTGATATCTCCGACAGCGACAAGGATATGATGAAGATGTTTGTTGAGACTGTAAAAGGTCACAACGAAGTCGTCATGAATCAGCATCGGGATGCTGTCAAACTACTTGATGATAGCAACATCGATTTAGCGGATGACTTCAAAGATGCTGCTTCTGCTTAACATTCAAGACTATCTTGCAAAAGCAAGCAGGGGGGAACTTAGTGTCCCCCCTTCTCATCTTGACCAGTTTCTTGAAGATTGTAACGTTGCCGTGTCTCGTCAATTACAACGAGAGGCGCGGGACTTTCGTATCAGGATGTCTGGTCTTGGTCGCCCCGTTTGCCAACAATTGATGGAGCGAGAAGGTTACACAGAGGAAGTTGACTACAACTCTGTGCTTCGTTTTCTTTTTGGGGATATCACGGAAGCAATCCTGATGCTTGTTCTGCGAGAGTCAGGTTGCAACATTGTTGATTTCCAAAAAGAAGTCAAACTGAGGATTGGCGACGAAACAATCAACGGCACACTTGACTTAGTTCTTGAAGATGAGATGGGTGTCAAAAAGGTTTGGGATATCAAATCTGCAAGTGACTGGTCATTCAAGTATAAGTTTAAGGCTGGCTATGAGAAGATGAAAGAGGACGATCTGTTTGGGTATCTGATGCAAGGTCATCTTTATTCTGAGGCTCTTGGAATGCCGTTTGGTGGTTGGATAGTCATCAATAAGTCAAGTGGTGAAGTAGCCGTTGTGGACGCTCCTGAGTGGCAAGAAGAGGACAGAGAATTCTACCTCAAGGATGCACAGGTTCGCGTTAAGCAACTTGTTAACCCTGACACGAAGGTTACCAAGTTTAAGTCAGAGATGGAAACGTACAAGGAAGACGGGGTTGTTACTCCGACGGGCAACAAGATACTTGCCAAACCCTGTACCTTCTGCGGCTTTCGGAAGCACTGTTGGCCTAAAGCCAAACTTCATCCGAAGGTAACATCTCGTGCAAAGGTACGTCCTGAGATCTGGTATGAGGTCGTAAAAAAGGCGGAACTTTGAGATGCCAATCCTTTCGGTAAAAAACTACGACGTGTCGCTCGTTAACCTCAACGAGACAGTCTGCCACATGTTTGTTAATGCGGCGGTAGATCGTGGGGGTGAGCGACACGTTGTTCAACTACGACAACACGAGCGGGGTCTTCCGCTCACGCTACGGGAAAACTACTCTTCCAATGGAACTTTGCTTCAATCAACTGAAGCAAGAGATGTTCCGCGATTGGAAGTTGAATTTCAACAAATATCAAAACATCTTATGGCTGGTAACATTGTATGTGTCCCGATATACCCTTTGACAGACGAACTACTCAATCTCGAAAAACATTCCCCAAAGATGGCAGGATATCTAAGAAAACGACTAGAGGGATTGCAGATAAAGTCCCTTTTGGAAAGTACCAGAAGATGAAACACCGCGCAGGTTATAGATCAGGGTTTGAGTTGAAACTCGCTCAAACGTTGGTTGAAAACAAGATCAACTTCACCTACGAAGAAACACGAATACCGTACATTCCCAAAACTCGAACGTACACTCCTGACTTTTACCTTGTTGATTCGGACATATACATCGAAGCCAAAGGTAATTTAACAAAGGATGACAGGGTGAAGATGGTGCTTGTCAAGCAACAACACCCTGAGTACGACATTCGAATCGTATTTATGAATGCCCGTAACAAGATATACAAGGGTAGTAAGACAACGTACTCTGATTGGGCGGAGCGATATGGATTTTTGTGGGCAGAAGGTAGCATACCAAAGGAGTGGTTAAATGAGCGACGACGGTGATTTATTTGATAAACTGACAGAGATGAACCGGATGATGGAGACTGCCTCTCTTCTTCCGGATCGCCAGTACATCATATTTAATGCGGTAGATGAAGATAACGTTTCTATGTCGGTATATGACACGACAGACATCGATCCCGACGACACAGAACCAACAGCGTCAGATCTTTTATTGTATGGCGTGTTAGAAATGCTTGAAACTCGTATGGATGATGTGTTAGAGTTAGGTATTACAAGGTTGGAGATGATTCGAGCCGAATCACAGCAGCCTCGCATCGGAACAACAAGTCTAGGGGACAATGTTGTTAAAGTGGATTTTGGAAAGAAGCATTGAGATGACAGACTACAATCGTATTATGGAAGAGATTGAGCAACGGGGCAAGGAAGCCTACGGTAATGTGGATATGGTGAACAATCCACCCCACTACAATCAGGCAGGTATCGAATGTCTCGACGCCATCGGTGCGGCAACAGGAGAGGGCTACGAGTATTATCTGCAGGGTAACATCATCAAATACTTATGGCGGTATCGCTACAAGAACGGTGTGGAAGACCTGAACAAAGCAAAGTTTTATCTTGAACGTTTAATCAAAGAGGCTGAGTGATGAACTGCTGGCACTGTAAGAGTGAACTAATTTGGTGTGGAGACCACGACGTGGGTCACGAGTTTGAACATTACTCCATGTTGACTGAACTGCACTGCCCTAGTTGCGGCAGTGATTACGAAGTCTTTTATCCTAAAGAAAAAGACAAAGATGATTAAGCACGTTTGCAAACACTGCTTGAACATTCAATACATTTCATCTAAGATGTTCGAATATGCCTCACGCATTCTGTGTCGTGTGTGTTCGAACCCAATAAACAAACAAGACACGCAGGAGAAAAAAGATGTCTAATACGCTACCTACCCCCTATCAACAATTCATTCACAAGTCACGCTACGCTCGTTGGCTAGATGAGGAGTCTCGCCGTGAAGACTGGCACGAGACTGTCGAACGCTACGTTGACTACATGACTAATCACGTTCGTGAGAAGAATGCGTATGAGATGCCTAACCAGTTACGCCGCGAACTCACACAGGCTATCATCAGCCTAGATGTCATGCCTTCTATGAGGGCTATAATGACCGCAGGGGCGGCTCTAGCACGGGATAATATCTGTGGGTATAACTGTTCGTACATCCCCGTAGACAGCCCTCGTTCGTTCGATGAGGCTATGTACATTTTGATGTGTGGCACAGGGGTAGGTTTCAGTGTTGAGCGTGAGAACGTCGATAAGTTGCCTGTCATCAGTGAGAACTTCAGCATTTCAGATATTGTCATCAACGTTGCAGATAGCAAGGTAGGGTGGGCGAAGGCATTTCGCGAACTCGTCGCGCTTCTCTATGCGGGTACGATACCCTCGTGGGATGTGAGTGGGATTCGCCCTGCAGGTGCAAGACTGAAGACTATGGGGGGACGGGCATCCGGACCACAACCATTGATTGATCTCTTCAACTTTGCAGTGTCTATGTTCAGGAAGGCGGCAGGACGTCGCCTCTATCCTATCGAAGCACACGACTTGATGTGTAAGGTAGGTGAGGTTGTCGTCGTTGGCGGAGTTCGTCGCTCTGCTCTGATATCCTTGTCGAACCTGAATGATGACCAAATGGCACACGCCAAAGCGGGTATGTGGTGGGAGAACGAGGGGCAACGTGCGTTGGCGAACAACTCTGTTGCTTACAAGTCCAAGCCTGAGATTGGAACGTTCATGCGTGAGTGGGTGTCCCTCTACGACAGTAAGTCCGGTGAGCGAGGCATGTTCAATCGTGAAGCAGCAGACAAGCAAGTTGCTCGTAACGGACGTCGGGAAACAGGACACGCTTGGGGTACGAACCCTTGCTCCGAAATCATCCTTCGCCCCTACCAGTTCTGCAACCTGTCAGAGGTTGTGGTTCGCTCACACGATACCCTAAATGACCTGAAGCGGAAGGTTCGCCTCGCAACCATCTTGGGTACGTTGCAATCAACCTTGACCGATTTCAAATACTTGAGAAAGATATGGAAAGACAACACAGAAGAAGAACGCTTATTGGGCGTATCGTTGACTGGTATCATGGATCACAACGTTCTAGCCGGAATGACAGACAGTCGCACATGGCTAACAGAAATGAAGAAGGTAGCCATCGACACAAACTCGGAGCTTGCCCAGACGCTTGGAATCCCACAGAGCAGTGCAATCACCTGTGTAAAGCCGTCGGGTACTGTATCACAACTGGTAGACAGTGCAAGTGGGATTCACGCTAGGCACAACGACTACTATATCAGGACGGTTCGCGGCGATAACAAAGACCCGTTGACCCAGTTCCTTATAAACGAGGGTGTCCACAACGAACGGGACGTCATGAAACCGGATGCGACAACAGTCTTTTCGTTTGCGATGAAGAGTCCGGACAATGCTGTCCTTCGTGATGACAGGACTGCTATCGAGCAGTTAGAGTTGTGGAAGCTCTACGCGAACTATTGGTGTGAACACAAGCCATCAATCACCGTGTCTGTAAAGGAACACGAGTGGATGGAAGTCGGGGCGTGGGTCTACGAGAACTTCGATGTTTCATCAGGCGTCTCGTTCCTACCCTTCAGTGACCACACCTACCAACAAGCCCCGTATCAGGATATCGAACCGGACGACTACCACGATTGGCAAAAGTCTTACGAACACGTGGTCTTGGATTGGAACAAGCTGACTGACTTCGAGAAGGAAGACAACACCAGTGGTTCGCGGGAATTGGCTTGCACAGCAGGTGTCTGTGAAGTTGTTGACTTAACGGCTGCGTAGTGATAGAGTGTAGTGGATTAGAAAATAAAAGCTGGGGTAGTTCAAATGGCAGAACGTCTGCATTGTAGGCAGGATGTTGGGAGTTCAAGTCTCTCCCCCAGCACCAAGATAAGGGTGTAGCTCAAATTGGATAGAGCGTCTGTATCCGTTCAGACTGTTGTGGGTTCGATTCCCATCACCCTTATAGGGAAAGGTTGTATCGCCCTTTATAATAGGATTAACACTCTACGGCTGCTGCCTATATATTAGAGTATGATGCGTGACATCAACCCTACTACTCTAAGTGCTGCAGCAACCATCCTGCTCCCTAATTCTAGTCAAGGGGTTTGGTGGGTACTAGACCAGCAGGATAAAGTCCTGAGCATGACTTAAAAAGGCTCACTTATTGTCTTGTATATAAGTCATTAAAGGGCTTAACGACTGACATATAAGACATGGTTAGGATGAAAGAGAGAAAGCAATGAGTAAGCAAATTATTTCTATCAACGAAGATTACAGAATTGAGGTTGACCATCCAAACTACACATTGCAGGTGTCTTATTTGAGCAAGAAAGACAACGAGGTAAAGTGGCGCAATGAAGGCTTCTATTCGTCTGTCAGCGGTGCGGTAAAAAAGTTTATTCAGTTAAACGTACTGGATGAGAAAGAGATGCCTCTGTTCGATTATGCCATTAACGTCATGGCATCAGCAGAGATAGCTGTTGCAAAAGAGATAACCAGTGTCATAGCATCCGCAAAGCGGTGGTAAAGAAAGGACAAGCAATGTTAAAAAGAGACTTATTTATCACGATCCATATGTTCGATAATAAAAACCCAGCCAAAGAGGTGTCGCTTCGTAAGGTTATATCAAACTATGACTTAATAAAGGATCACGGTAGGCATGATATCGTATTGGAATTTATGCGTGATATGCTTATTCAGGTTGATAGAAGTTCAGCCAAGCTAATGGCAGAGGATAAAGTAGTTGAGGTTGATTACGGTGAGTTTAAGACAACAGAGTTTCCTGTGTCACTTTAGTGGCTGTTAACGCAGGAACGCATAGTGACTGAACAACCCTCTGTAACGGGGGTAAAGTATACACGGGGAGTGGTCCTCCTGCTCAACCAGCTAACGTGTAGTTCGGGTGAAGTATAGGAAGTTACTAGCCTGATGTGGGTAATATCCAAATCCCACCTATGCACTTAAATTGAGGAGTTGACAATGGTAGGCACGATTGATATACAAGAATACATCGAACATGAGGACGGCAGTGCCACCATCACGTTTGATTGCGACGTCAAGACACGGGAACTTCTTGTTGGTCTAGGTCTCGTGTCCCTTCTTGAGAAGGCAGTAAACAAAGAGGATGGATATACTGTATCCAGCTCTGATCAACCGGAGTTTGATTTCGATGATAGAGGTTAAGTTAACAAAAGACATTATGGATCGTGCCAAAAAGAAAGCTGCCTCAGTCGGTATCTTACCGGGCAGCATAACAGGTGGCTTGAGTAATGTTGTTGGAGCAATAGGTGAAGTGATTGTTGGAGACGTGCTGGATGCAGAGCATGTCAACACGGTTCATTACGATCTTGTAAAGAACAATAACCGCATTGATGTCAAAACGAAGCGTTGCAACACCAAACCCTTTCCCAACTACGATTGCAGTGTTGCGGCACACGGATCAAGCCAAGACTGTGACACCTATGTATTTGTTCGTGTCAAGATTGATATGACGCGAGCTTGGATACTTGGGGGGATATCAAAGGGCAGATTTTTGCAACAGGCTACACGCTATTCGAAGGGTGATGTTGACCCCAGCAATGGGTTTGTATTCAGAGCGGATTGTTACAACATTCCCATTTCAAAACTTGAGGATATCCATGTCAAAGAAACTAGCCAAGTGTACGCTGTTTGATCTGCACTTCTTTCTTAGTGAAAAAGGACAAATCGAAATCGAAATGTCCAGCGTTGATCCGGATGTTTTTAGAGATGCAATGGAAAGTGGGTTCCCCGAATACGAAGGAACCCACAAGGTAGCCAGTCTGTTACGCTACCTTAATTCAATCGGTAGCGAGATACGCGAGACATCAAAGCGGTATTTTTAACGCTTATTCTTTTTAGCCATGCCGCCGTACATCATGCCCATTCCGGTGCGGGGCATACTCATAGCGGTGTTCCTCATCATATCTTGTTGACGCTTATCTTGTGCCATCTGGTCAGGGGTTGCAGACATCATACCACCCATCTGGGCTTTCTTGCGAGGCTTGGTCTTTTTAGCCATACCGCCGTACATCATTGGTTTGCGACGAGCTGCGCCACCATACATCATTCCCTTGCGGGGTCCGTTATTGTAAGTTTTCATCGTGTTAAGTTCCTTATGTCTAGGCTAGGGATGTAAAGTCCTTCTTCACCACGAGGGATAACACCGCCTGTTTCAAAAATTTTGCGCTGTTCTGGTGAAGGAAAGGAGAAGATTGTTGTTTCATATTTGCGACCGATTGGATCAACAACGGTCTGGGTCTTGACGTCAGTGACGGTGTGCTGTTGGGTTATGCCCAAAAGAAGAAGAGACTCGATACGAGCGTTGCGAATAGGATCAAGGGGCTTCCCTGTACGCATCGTTTCAAGTAACAGTTTGCCAAGTTCCGGATCGTTGATCATTGATGTCAGCAACTTGTAGTTTCTGCCGCGCATTGTTTGCAACAGGGCTTCTGTCCCAACGTACTTCGGACTGATAACGCCCCTGTTGATAGCATAGATACGGCTGATAACACTTTCAACCGACATGCTTCCCGGAATACCTCTGATACCCATAGCCATCGGGTTGCTTTCCAATTCGGACAAGAACCCGTATATTGTCTCTGCCATGTCGTAACGCTCATCACCAAGAATTTGCCGTGCTACTGCTTTTTGCTCATCAGTCTTACCAAGAAACTGTTCGAGTCCAGCAGGATTTATTTTAACGGCATCAACTTCCACGTACTTTCCATCAACAACTTTTCTTCCCTCTACGCTGTCAAAAGAGGAGATAGGTACAAGAGTCTTCTTTCCGGTTTTGACGAATGTCGCGTTTTCAAGAGTTAGCATGTAGATGTCGGTGAGGTTCTTATCTACTAGTTCAGCCGCATCTACATCTGACAGGCCCCTTGCTTTTGCACCATCTAGCATGGCGTTACGAATAGAGTTGTATTGATCAGAGCCACCCGTTATAAGAGATTGTGCAACTCGTTCAGAAGAGAAGTTGGCAGGAAGCCCCGAAACATCACGGATGATTTGAATTGTTTTTCCCAGTTCAGCAACCCTATCTTTTGCAGGTTCGGTCGCAACCTTGATTGCGTCGTCAACCTTAGCCGTTATAATCTCTTGTGTTTCGTCAAACAACTGCTTACCAACAGCCTTACTGCTGTACCCATAAAGGTCATCAATCAAAGCACCAGTATCAATCAACGGCACACGTTCTCCGTTGGCGTTTATCATCGTAACGTTGTTGTTTAGATTAGTGAGAAAGTCTTTTCGTTGAGCATCAGACATACCATCAAAGTTCTCCATCATGAATTCGCTGACGGCTGCTTTTAGATGTGTCTGGACGTTCTTGGTGTTGGGTGCGTTTTCACGGAAGGATCTCATAACCTGTCCAGTTTCAGGAATAATTGTTTTATCACCCAGTGCGCGACCCACGGATGCCATCCAGTTGTTGGCGTAGGACTTGTCGTTAGCGAGGCGTTCAATCTTAAGCCAGTTATTTGGGTTTTCCTTGAATGCCGTGCCACCGGGGTGCATTGCACTTACACTTTCTTTCTTTTGGTTGCCCCAACTCATGAAGCCCGGAACAATACCCCCGTCAACATCATCAAACCACGCTCTTTTGTAGTCTGACCACCCTCTGTTTGCTTGCTCAAGGTATTGACCAAAAGGCATTGAGCCTCCCTCGATTGATTGGTGCTGGATATTTAACATGCCAATTGGATTACCGTCAACTTCAAACTGGTTAAACTTGTCTTTGAGTAAGTCGTCAACGCTGCCAAGTTTGTTAAACACAGCCCCACTGTCTTGGTTTTTCCACTTGAGTGTAGATATGGTTGAACCAAATTCGCGCAATTGTTCGGGGTTCAATTGGAACATAGCTCTGTTGCCGTTCTTGTAGGCTTCCATAGCGATGATTGCTTGAACGTTAGCTCCGTCTGGAAATGAAACGCCCTTAGATTCAAGGTCAGCTTTTATATCGCTTATCACTTGATTTTTGCTTTGGCCCCTGTTTGTAGCCAACGTTTCAAAGAACGGATCGGTAAATGATACAACGTTCTTTTCAAACATACGTTTGTCAGCCGCACTGATGTCACTTTTTGTCACCCGGACAAGAGGAACCATTCCGGGAATCTCTACCTTCATCAACGAGTCAAACAAATCGAAGGCATCGACTGTTGGTACACCATCAATGACTTCCCCAGCGGCAGTGAGATATGTGACTTTTGGGTCAGACATAATCGTGTAAGGACGTTGAGCGGAATTTAGTGCTTCAGCGTGTTTGAGTTGCATGTGCATCGAAAACAAGCCACTTGCTGACGTATACTGGGGAATGTCCGGAAGTGACTCTTGTCTAGCAACTCCGGTTCGTACGGCAGTACGGGCTGATTCGCTGTCCCCCAATTCAGAAACAATCTTGTTTGATTTGTTTGAAAGTTGTCCGGCTATAAAGTCTGTTTGTTCAGATTGCATAGCCCTAAACTGATCGGCGTTCAGATCTGTGTTGTTGATAAGGCTGTGACGAAGTAGGGTTGCAATAGCTGATTCAAAGGAGTAACTTTTTCCGGATCTGAGTGCTGTCGGTTCAAACGCACCACTGCGCCCATTGATTTGCGACAGGTAGTGACCAACACCCTTCTTTGCAATGATATCATTTGCTTTGCTGATTTCATCACGAACATCCTCAAGACCTGTTTCAAACTGGCGAACCATCTCAAGAAAGTTTGATTCGGCTTCGTTTGTTGGTTTAAAATCAACAACAATCCTGTTTAATTCAGCGTTCAGTTCTGTTTCGAGACGCTGCAATCTCTGCAAATTCTCAGACTCAGCAGAACCAATCACACCCTTAACACTGATTTCCCGTTGAACAGTATCAACCAAGTGGCGCAACGTTACAATGTCGGTTATGACAGGCAGAGTTAAGTCAAGCGCATCTTCTTGTACCCCAAGATCTATCAACTTGTTGCGATACTCATCCATCTTTTGGGCTTGGTATGTGATAAGATCGCGCATTTCTGGGCTGTAGTTTTGCAACCGTCTGGCAATAAATTCTATCTTTTTGCGATTGCCTCTACCAACTGTACCCATAGTTGCAAGAAGGTTGGGCATTTTTCCTTTTGCAATGGACATGCCAAGCCCCGTACCAAGACCGATTAACTCACCCATCTCTGCATCAATCGAATCAGAGAATTCACCAAAGAATGTACCAAATGCTGCAGAACCAACAATCATGTAGTTATCTTGGATGTTTGTGTCGCGAATAAACTTTGGTGTGTTGCTACGACGAGTAACAGCAACCAACTTGTACTGTAAATCCAGTGCTTGACTATCAATACGATCAATCTGCTTTTGAATTGAAGGATTCAAGGGATCCTCGTTCAGCCGCTGAACTAACTTTCCCCGTCTTTCATCATAAACAGAAAGGCTATCAAGTATTTGTTTGACTTCTGTCCGTTCGTTCACGGGAAGATTAGCATCTTGGACTTGATATGCTTGACCAATGCGCTGCTGATACCCTCCCTTAAGCCGACCAAATGGTCCCCACGCCAAACCTCGTTCTTCGGTAAAGTTTTCAAGAATCTGAGAGTCGGTTAGATTTGGGTTAACTTTGCGTTGATTTTCAGCAAACTCGTTAAAGAGCTTTAAGTCTGCTTCAGAGCGAAAATATTGACGAGCATTGGAAATGCTAGTACCTGCCCTGACTTCAGCCGCAAGTTGGATTGTACGAGGTAAGTACCCTGTGTACATGCTTGCTAAGTCTTCAGCAATCCCAAGAGAAATTTCAATGTTGTTTTCTGCACCCCATTCTTGGATGCGATAAGAAGACGGCTCCCACCACGAATCCATTATGTCGCCACGTGTTTGGTAGTCTGCGATGGCAGGACCGTCCATACCAAAACTGTTTGCAAGCAAGCCACTGATCTCCCCTGCACCCCACAGGGTTGTTTCAGCAGTTGCCTTAATGGTGTTTTCACCGAACCCAGTGACAACTCGCTGTAACTCATCCATCCCGTAGCCCTTCATCCCTTTGTTGATGATCATGTAACGAGCGCGAGCATCCATACCTTTTTCAATCAGGTACTCGTTCATGTACTGGGCGTAGGTTGCGCGACCAAACTCAGGATCGGGACTAAAGACCGTACCAAACAATTTGTTGGCAAATTGAGCGCGACGCACGTCGTCGAAAGTGATTGCCCCTGCTTCAAGAGACATCCCAATTCGTTCAGGTAACTTGGTAAAACGGGTGATTGCTTCGTCCCACGGGATGGGTTTCACTAGACCTTCTGGATTATATTCGCTAGGGTAAACTATGGATACTGCGCCAAACTTGTTGGCTGCTTCGATCTTTTCTTCAGCAGACATTCTCCTAACATCGAACGAGTCACCTTTTGCATTAACAAACCGAATTGCCTTTTGCCACTGGTTCTGGACCCACTCCTTGTCGTCGAACGGAAGAATGTCGGTAACTGACACGTCAATGTTCTGGGCTTTCGTCCAGTCATATTTAATTCCCCGTTCGGTGGTGACACCTGTTCCAAGAAACTGGGTGTCGGTAAACGGAATCTTGAACTCTTCGCGGGTAACTTCGATGTCTTCGGGTTTGAACGTTTTTGGTTCAGTTACAGGTTCAAACATGCCTTCACGAGGCGTCATATCTTTTGCAACTTCTTCTGTTGCAGCTATGGTTGGTCCTTTTGCTAAGATATTAAGAGCTTGTCCGGCAAGCCCCAATTCGTCCATCTGTTCGTTTTGATCAGCCATTATTGACCTACCCCGTACTGGTTGATGAAGTTTAAGTTGGCGGTTTCGACTAAATCTTCAAAGAGGGTCGGTTCCATGCCCCCTTTTGCTTCCGTTAGAGATCCATATTCCGGACTTTTTTCATATCTGAGATATTCGTTGATTGACCCCAAGACAAAAGCGTTGTAAATTTCTGGACCGTTTTCCATTGTAGCAATAGTTTGATCGAGCGCAGATACCCCTTTAGGTTTTGTTACTCCGCCACCTATCTGGTCAACAACTGAACCAACCGTAAAGTTAACACTGTAGTCTCCATACCCAGCCGTATTCAACAGCCGTTCAGTGGTAATGTAAGCCAACTGGCGTTTTGAATCGTTTGAACTCAACGCATCTGCACGAAACTTGAAACGTTGTAACATCTGCTTTACGCCCTTGAGGGTATTTACTTGAGACTGCGGAGAAGCAGTAAAGTTTTGACGCAAGCCTCTCATGATCATCGCGACGTCTTGGTCAGAAATTGTACGACCACCTGTACCACCCTGAATAGCAGCAGCAATCTCGTACGCTAGTACAACCGTGTAAAACTGTCTTTGAGCGTATTTAGCATCAGTGATTTCGGATATTGCAGCAATTTCCTGTTCCATAAGAGACAAGCCGTCTTCATTTTCTGTGAACAGGGGATTTCCATCCTCATCAGTTTTTTGGAGTAGTTGGAGACGTGCCTGTTGTGCGTACCCAAGCATCTGATCTTTAGACTGTGCTGTTCCCCAACTAAATCCAACAATATCTGCTGCTCGTCCAGCAAGGTACTGTGCGCCTTCTGCAAACAGAGAAATATTAGCAACTGCTGTTGAATCAAGAAGGATCTTATCTCCCCGTGAGTCAAGTACATACTGCCCATTAGAGTCAGTCATGTAGTAGGTATCTAGCACGGCATCAACAACATTAATGGCTCGTAGCGAACTATCAGCAACATCCATCTGTGCGCGAAGAAACTGTGCCTTTTGGGTCGTACTTCCACCAAAGTTGAAGTGTTCATCCATAGCGATATCAACCCCGCGAGAACTTGGCATCAAATTAAACACAAGATTGTTTGCGACAATAATATCACCGTCTGTCATTGTGTAAAAATCACGAGCAATCGGAATCATGTTCTGATTTTGTTTGTTCAGAGCAGACTTACGAGGATCTATCAAATCAACAAACACGGCTAATTCATCTACGTTTGGATTTCCGCTGTATGCAGTATTTGCCCAATCGTTAAATTGAAAAAGAATTGGCTGATCGTTAGATGCGATACGGTTGCCGTTGCTATCAACAAGAGGGCGTCCATCAATTCCCATTTCGTAAGTGATGAAGTTATCAAGAGCCATGTTAGCTAAAGTTTTACTTGATGCCTTTTTGTCACCGATCATCATTCCCGTTGGATTGCTCTTGGTAAGAATCGGAAGAAGACGAGTATTGATCAAAGGAGTGAAGGACTTAGGCCAACTGTGCTGAATAATTTGTATTGCCGTGTCACTTGATTCTGGATCCACAGGTTTATTGGGGTTAGGAACTGGAGTAGCAGATACGGTTACTTCAATATTTTCCGGATCAGGGTTCTGGAGAATTTTGGATTCTTCTACTTCACCAAGTCTGTTTTCATCATAATCGTCAACAAGTTCTTTAAATCCGGGAATGTTTAAGAGTGTTGGGTAAGAACTCTTTACCGTGTCGATCATTAGATTAGCCATAAGATCCTTTTTTAGGTAAATTTCGTCCCCGGCAGCAATTATTGTTTCGTGTTCAGCTAACACGTCAGCAAACAGCCCACGTCTAAATCCAACCACCTCTGGTGCATCAGAATTGTCGGCGAGATGCTTCATGATATTCGGAGTGTTATTTAACTGGTTTGCAACATTCAAGATGCGGTTGCTGCGGTTGCTGATAGACTCCATTCCACCAAAGACTTGATCATTAAACTTGAATGAGTACAAATAGTCAGACTGTTTGATGGCGTCAGTTGCGCTGGCAAGTTCTTGGTCGGAGATTTCTGTTCGTTCTGTCAGGGTTTCACCTTTCTTCTTAATAGAAAAGGAACCCGTGATGTTTCCGTGTTTGTTTGGGTTGTACTCCGACTGCGGGATTTCAAGAAATGTCCCCTCGTCGGTCCTCTGATCAGTTCTATAGTACGGAGTTGTGATTTCTTCCGGAACAACGGGATCTTCCTTTGTTCCAAACAGTTGCACGTTTGTGGGTTGGGATACTCCGATTTGATTGTTATTTTCGTCGGTTTTTACGACAGTGCTAAAGTATTGGATAGTTGACCACATGTCGCGAGGAACACCTAATTCAGTCAACTTATCAGTAACAGCCCCTTGACCTTCGAGATTATCGTAGGTTTTTCCGCTTACCGTAAATGAATACAACTGCTTTTCAGTGTCGGGGCCGGGTTCCGCCTTGTCTGTTTCGTACCAAAACTCTTTATCGTAGGTATTGTCTGTGTAACTTCCGTCAACATTGTACGTGCGATTTCCTGCTCGAACTGCGTTGTCTACGTTATCAGGGGATTCGTCAGCGGTAAAAAAGGTGTTGTTGCCGTAGAACAACGGAACGGTGCTGGCCTTTTGGTCCTCTGTCCAATCAATCCACGAGTCGCTAGCAGACGGTTTGTATTTTATAATTTTGTTGGCATCAAACGCCGGAGACATAAACCAACTCGGTGACGCAAGCATTGGAACACCCTGTTCATTTTCAATGATGTATTGTGGTGTATTTTCAAGGTCAAGTTTTGCCTGTTCTGCTTCAGCAACAGCCTTTTTTTCATCTGCAATTCTGTCCCCTCGCATTTTTGCGGAAACAGCATACAAAGCAAGTACGGGTAGTGATATAGCCATCGTCTATTATTCCTCTGGGTTCAAGAACGAAGGTTCGGGAGCAGGGGCGGGAGCAGGGGCAGGACGTGTCAGGTTATCAACCCGCATCCGCTTTTCCTCGTTGATCATTTCAACCATGTCTCCGTACAGTTTCGGGTTGCGTTGCTTCAGGGTGCGGAAGAACGCAGCGTCGTTGAAACTCTTCTCTTCAAGTTCAGGATCTGTTACGAACAGTTTGGCTTCGATGCCATTCTCCTCTGCCAAGCCAACAAGGTAGATCGACAGAGCAGGTTTGATCAGTTCGGCAACGTCAGGGGTAAACATCCCTGCCATAAATCCTTTGAATGCGATCTGGGATACAATCTCTTCGACGGTAATTCCTGCCAACATCATCTTGGCAAAGCTCTCGTCTTCACCCATCGATTCAGTTCGTTCGATGATAAAATCAACGGCTTCATTCGGATCAACAATCTGTGGGGGACGCTCCCACGGCCACTTTTTCGGCGCACCAGTAAGAGAGTGTCCGGGGGGAGCTGCAAGAGGGGTAATTTTATCAAGTGCCATGTTCTTTAAACCTTTGATTTCGGTAGTTCTGCTGACGCAAGTCTAATTGTCTGGCCTGATCCCGTGATTGTAGCGCGAGGGATGGGAATTGTTTGGACACGGGAAATCATTGCACGTGCGTTGCCGGAGTTTTGCAACATGTTGGGAACACGGTTACCGTATCCAAGAGGTATCTGGGAGGCTTGTCCCGCTGACGCCAAATTACCGGGAGATACTGACGTTGGTGAAACTCTGGCAACATCCGGCATGTCACCCATACCAAACTTGTCGTACCCAATTACATTTCCTGCAAGATCCGTAACCGCTCCCATCAAGTTTTCCGGACTAGCTAGTTTTGCACCGAACTCAGATGCCCCCGAAAGAAAACTTCCGGTCCACGTATTAGTTCCAAAGTATTCTGCACCCGCCGAACCTGCGTACTCCAAACCCTTACCAAGAAGAAGGGGGGCTGCTGCGCCAAGTGCAAGTTTAAGAAAACTCATTATAACGCTCCAAATATATTGTCGATTGATCGAACAATCAACATGTCTTCAAACTGATCACTGTACGCCGCGCTGTTTGCAGCAATTGCTTGGGCTTGCATGGCAGCGTTGTGTGCGCGCGCCTCACGATTTTCAGAAATTTGCATCGTCCACGCAGCTTGATCCCGATAGGTTTGCCACAGGTTAGCAAGCGACTGTTGGCTGAGGGAAAGCAGGTTCATCACGTTTTGCTGGTTGGCTGCATTTTGAGTTGCAGTGTTAGCTGTGTTGATGTCTCTGCGCCACTGTGCGTTGCTTTGTGCAATCTGTGCAGACATGTTCGCGTTGAACTGCTCACGGGCCGCTGTCATCTGGGTGTTGAACTGTGACGTTGCGTTGGTTTGCGACACGTTGTATTGTTCGATTGCCGCGACCCTGTTTAAAGTAGCGGATTCAACTTGTGAGCCAAGTTGCTCAAAGAACATGTCAAGTTCCATCTGGGACTTGGCGTTGAACTGAGCAGCAGCATTGACTGCGGCTTGGTCGGTTAACATTGCCTGTAGCTGACCTTGATAACTCACCGTAGCAGACTGTTGCTCGTTGGTTAAGTTTTGGAGATCGATGGAAAGAAACGCTTTGGCGTTGTTTACGTTGGCTTGCTGTTGGGCGTTTAAGTTAGCCATATCCATCTGAGCAGATGCGGCTGCGTTTTGCAACACGGCCTGTTGCTTGTTGGATAAGTTTTGCAACTGGATGGTTGCATACGTCTTGGCGTCAGCTGCAGCAATCGGAATACCTGATTCCATTACCGCCGTTACCATCGCAGCAGCAGCCATACTTGACGCACCCAAACCTCGTTGTTGCATTACAGCAGCAGCTTGTCGCGCAGCGGGGGAAGCCCAAGCGGGTAGGGGTTGACCCTCTTTGATGGTTGACAGGAGTTCAGCCATTTGATATTTGACTGTGCCTTTTGGATCAAGTTCTTCCGTTGCAGCAACAGCCATGCTCTCAGGGGAGAGTTGGCCCTGTGCTGCTTCCATTAGGGAGCCTTCGGATAACTGACCCGTTGCGGCTAAAGCTGGAGCAACCTCTCCGACGGTAGCCGCTTCGACTGCAACAGGAGTTGCTGGCGTCGGTGCAGCCTGTACAAACTGAGTTGTGTCGATGGCAGGAGCTGCCTCTACAGGTGCAACCTCTCCCATCACACCTACATCGGGACCCAACTCTTCTCCGGGTCTGAGTTCCAGAGCCGTTGGTGTGATTTGTTGCTCGGTTGGCAACGCTGTCATGTCGGCTTGTTCGGCTTGCCGTTGAATAACTGCTTGCTGTAGTTCTTCGCCTGTTTTACCTGCGAGGGTGCTGTCTTGTTCTGCCATGCTTCTTACCTATTCCCCTGCAATACTTTATCCAACTTATCTTCCAACCTGTGAATTGCTTCCATCAGTCTATCCATGTCGTCACGTAACTCTGTCTTCGTTGCGTAGTCTTCACGTGTTCTGTTCACAAGGATGGTCAGACGCTTGAGTTCGTTGCTCATGCCTACCAAAAACCACGCACCACCAGCTACGATGACACCAAGAAGCATATCAATTAGGTTGGTCATTTCCACTTTACTCTGCCTCTGCTACAGTTAGTTCGCCAGCTTCTACCTGACGCATGATTTCTGCGTAGTGGCGGTTGGCTGGGTCTAGGGGTACGAACATCTCAATGCCGTCAATGGTGGCTTTGATGCCAGATGCGTTGTCTGACATTGAATCATTGACATATTGAGCATATGTAATGTTTGTTTCGCTCATGATTATAACTCCGCATCAAATTTTATAGTGGCACTTGCGTCATTATCGTTAATTAAAATAACACCTTGCCCCGTTGTTCCGCTACTAACAACATCTTCTATTCGGCAGTTAGTTGGAGTTAGAGCAATATTATCAACAGAACTGAAGATTGGGTTGGCTGAAGCACCATCGTACACAAAGCTACCAGACCTAGTAAAAGAAGGTGTTGCGCGCATCTCCATAGGAAATGTGTAGAGAACTTTTGCTTTAGTAGAACTTTCACAAAACCCTACAAAACCGTAATGAGCATACGCAACATTAGGAGCAATCACATTGCAGTATCTACGACACCTAGCCAACTCATCGCCATAGCTACGGTGTTCAAACGGCGTGGCCTGTTCGCCGACTTCTAGTTGGACGCCTGTGATTTGATATACAGTGCCATTGCTAGTTCCTTGTGGAATAGAAAAGTTAAGTCTTACATAAGTGGTGCTTCCCGTTGTTCCACTAGTCACCTCTGGAAGTGTTACTGTTTGAGTAAATTTAGTCCAAGTAGTTGTGAGTGAGTGGCTTGCAGTTGTCGTATTGCCACCAGACCCACCGTTATTATTAAGAAGATTGGTGTCAATCGTAGCTGTTCCGCTAGTAACTTTTGCCCAAAAAGACAGAGTAACGGTTTCGCCATTTGCAGTTAAACAATCCTCAATTCTATTTTGTAGATTTGGTTCATTTGGTGATGAAGGCATAGTGTTTACTGTATATTGAAGATAATTTATAAATCTTTCAGGATATCCTTGTGCTGGTGTGAAAGTGCCTTGCTCTACATCAACATCGCCACCAGAGCCAGAAAAACTGCCAACCAACCATCTATCTAAAGTGTAAGAAGTAGCATTAGTAAAACTCGTCCCACGCTGTGCCACCTGCATCGCACCATTGATGATGAGGTTCCTGTTTGACAGGGAACTTTGCGAACCAATCAGTGCCGCTAACTCTGCTGCTTTACTCATGCGAGGTCTCCGTGTACTGTTCCACCAAACTCAGTGTCTGTGTAGCCGCCATCGTAGTTATTGAACAAATGATTTGTGGTTGTTATAGAGCCAATCAAAATATTGGAATCGTTGTTTGAATGATTAGTGCCATTTACAACATAATTTGCGTTACCCATTGCATTGGTATAATTAACTGTCGTTCTTCCTGTTGCCGTGTCTGTGTAACTCGCAACATTAAATGAGTCACGTTCTGTTGGCACACCACTGCTATAATAAACACGAAACCAAGCCTTCGCACTACCGTTAGCAACATATTCCATAGCCACGCTGTTAGCACCAGCAGCATCCTTCAGGGTGTTTACTCTTAGTTCGCTTGCCATTATGCTAAGTCTCCGTGCATTGTAGTCAGTAAAAAGAAGCTGTCAGCATACGCCCCATCATTATTAACCTGTTCTGTTGAATAGCTGGTTGTTGCCATTGCACTTATTCTTAAACCATTTAACGCGGCTGATTCAGGATTGCTAGTAGAAACATGAACTGAATAATCATTATTGTTTGCGCTATTACTAAAATTTACAGTTCCTCTTCCTACACCACCATCAGTTACAGATGCTGTATTTAAACTGTCCTGAACAGTATGGCTTTCATTGTAATTACACCAAACTTTACACAGCCCCTGCTGAAGTGATTGTGTTGCACTACCACCCTCGCTAGTAACTGCGATATCACCTGCGCTGGTTACACCCTGAAGGGCATCTACTTTAAGTATGCTTGCCATTATGCTAGGTCTCCGTGTTCCGCAACATAAACTTTGTCTGTGTCATCTGCGGCATTGGCAACAGTGGTATTAAACCTTTGGCTTGATGTGGTTGGGGCTACTGTCAAACCATCAGAGCCATTTCTGTTTGGATTAAGAAAATAAGGATTTGTGCTAGAACCGGGGGAGGCTGTTCCAGACGTAGCGTAGTGTGCGTTAGAGAAAGCATTAGAAAAAGATATTGAAAAATCTCCGTTTCCATTATCTGTGTTGCTTGCAATATTAAAACTGTCAGAAACGCTGTTGCTAGTTTCCGTTACCATACTTATCCAAGCCTTTGCCGCACTTTGTTTAGTCAACTCAACAGGTGACGTACCGTCCTTTGCTGCAATGCTATCTACATTCAATACGCTGGTCATACGATACTCCAATATCCATTAACAGTGACAGTGGCATTGTCCTGTGTGATAGGCCCAGCCGATACACCATTCTCATCACTGTCAATCGTGATGTCAGCATCTATGCTCTGTCCATTCAAACGAATAATACTGTTGTTACCCTTGAATGGGTAGCGATTGTCACTTTCAGTCTTTGTGTATGAGTTCGCAACATTGAACACATCGTATGCCACCATCTCAACGATGTCATTCAGGGATGCTGCAGTTGTCAGGACAACACTTGTTCCTGTCGTGGCAGTGTAATCTGTTGTTGGCTTGAGCAGGACACCGTTTTGGTACACGTCCAAGTACAAGCTGTCAGCATAGGTAAGTACCTTGCTGTCTGCGTCACTGCCGCTGAAAGATGTCTGACCACTTGTTGCCTGATAGACAAAACGGTTGCGAACACCTGTTGAGGGGGATTTACCGATGTAGGACATTTATGCGTTCTCCAATACGGCTATACGAGCCTCAAGTTCCTGTATGGTTTTCACTAGCAACGGCACTAGCTTAGACTGGTCAATGCCCTGATAGTCTGGCACTGAACGTGTACCCATAACGGCTGGTGTAATCTCGTTGCCATCCTCATCAAAAACGGCTGGCGTGACTTCGTATTCCTCATCACGCATTGCGTCTTTAGTGCCAGTGATTGCCTCAGGCACAACGTCCTGAACCTCGTGTGCTAGGAAGCCATCGACTGTGGTGTCAGGGTCAGCGATAAAGTTAAAGCGAACAGGGTTGAGTTGCTTGAGGCGTGTGGTTGCATCCCAGTCTGCTACCACGTTTTCTTTTAGGCGGTAGTCTGATGAGGTGGAATAAGTTGTTGATGAGCCACTTGTTGTAATAGAGCCAACCCTTGTGCCGTTAATTTTGAAATCATAAGCTGTTGTTGCGCCTGTTGAATTTGAGTTTTTTTCTATATAACCGCCAGAAGAATCTTTTATATATGCTAAAGATGGTGCGGCTGTGCTTGTTGTTCCAAAAAGTACAGTGCCTGTGCCACTATCAACCCTAAACCGTGCGCCTGTCCCTGCGTTATCGGTTACTTGAAATGAAGGGTATCCGTTTGCGGCAGAGGCTGGCTCTTTTATATGCACTCCGTAAGGTGTTGCAGATGTAGTGTTTTGGAATGTAGCAACAAAGTTTCCACCACCAGCTTTTGTTACATCCAAAGGTGTTGCAGGGCTGGCAATTCCAATGCCCACATTGCCTGTATCGCCTTGAATACGCATAGCCTCTGAAATAGTTCCAGCCTTTGATGGCTTAAACACCAAATCAGTGTCGCCAGCAACATCAATGCGTAGTGCGGTAATTTCTGCCGCACCGTAAGCAGATGATGCAGTGTCAGAATTGGTGAAGCGAATTGTTGAACCTGTATTCGCTGTTGATGCGTTAGAGCGTATCTGCAAAAGGTTTGTTGTAGAACCAGAAGACCCGCCAACAATTTCAGCGTTTGTCGCTGGCGAATCCGTACCAATGCCCACGTTGCCTGAACCATCAACTACGATGTCATCAAGATTGTTGTCGCCAGTATCGGCTATGTCTCTTGCTCGTGACATAAATCACTCCTATTAGTAAGGGCTATCACCCAACAAAGCTACATCCCAAGCGGCCTTTAGCTCAGTCATGTTGCTTGCGGCATCAATCGCAGGGGCGGCTGGCGCATCACGCAGATTGTTTTTAACTGCAACGCTATACGCCTTTGCCAATTCGTCATCTGCTTCTATTGCTTTCATATAAGCAACATCTTCTGCCTCAAGCAATGGC